TTATCCGATCAGGCTGCACACCAGGTCGGTGTACTCGCCTGCGTTTTCGACCGGCAGGCCGGCCATGAGCAGCGCCTGCGTATAAAGGATCTTCACCAGATCTTCTGCCTTCTTCTCGTCCTGCGCGACTGCGATCTGCAGCTTCGCGAAGATCGGATGGCCGGCGTTCAGCTCGAGGATACGGTCGGCCTTCATGCCTGCCTCCGGATTCATGCGCTTGAAATACTTCTCCATTTCAAACGTCATGCCACCGTCGGGGACAACGCTGACGGGATGGCTGCCCAGATTGTCACTCAGGCGCACATCCTTGATCTGATCGCCCAGCGTCTTTTTGACGAAATCGAGCGTCTGCTTTGATTTTTCGCTCTGTTCCTCGGCGGCCTTCTTTTCCTCCTCCGTTTCGAGGCCGAGATCGCCCGCCGTGATGGCCTTGAGCTCCTTGTCCTGATACTTTGCCAGCGTCTGCGGGACAAAGCCGTCGACCTCGTCGGTCATGAACAGCACGTCGTAGCCCTTCTGCTGCAGCTTTTCCATCTGCGGCAGCTGGCGCAGCGCCTCGCGGCTCTCGCCGTTGGCATAGTAGATATACTTCTGCTCCTCCGGCATGGCGGCAGCGTATTCCTTGAGGGAGATCAGCTTGCCCTCCTTGCTCGACCAGTAGAGCAGCAGATCCTGCAGCGCTTCCTTCTTCGCACCGTAGTCGGCCAGAACACCATATTTGATCTGCGGGCCGAAGGCCGCGAAGAACTTCTCGTATTTCTCACGATCGTTGTCCATCAGCTTCTGCAGCTCGGACTTGATCTTCTTTTCGAGATTGCCCGCGATGAATTTGAGCTGGCGGTCGTGCTGGAGCATTTCACGGGAGATATTCAAACTCAGATCCTGCGAGTCGACCACGCCGCGCACAAAGCGGAAGCAGTCCGGCAGCAGATCAGCGCAGTTTTCCATGATCATCACGCCGGAGGAATACAGCTGCAGGCCCTTCTTGAAGTCCTTGGTGTAGAAATCATACGGTGCCTTCGCGGGGATATACAGCAGGGCCTTATACGTGACCGCGCCCTCGACGTTCGCGTGAATAACGGCCAGCGGATCCTCAAAGTCGAAGAACTTCTCCTTATAGAAATTGTTGTATTCCTCGTCGGTGACGTCCTTTTTGTTCTTATTCCAGATCGGGACCATGGAGTTGAGCGTCTCGACCTCGGTATACGTCTCGTATTCGGGCTTATCGCTCTTTTCCGTGCCCTCCTTCATGCGGCTCTTTTCGACTGCCATGCGGATGGGGTAGCGGATGTAGTCGGAATACTTGCGCACAAGCGACTGCAGCTCCCAGGTCTTGAGGAAGCGGGAGTATTTTTCGTCGTCCGTGTCGGCCTTCAGCTGCATGATGACGTCCGTACCGGCGGCAGCACGCTCACACGGGGTCATGGTATAGCCGTCCGCGCCCTCGGACTCCCACTTCCACGCCTCGTCGGAGCCATATTTCTTCGAAATGACGGTCACCTTGTCCGCGACCATGAATGCCGAATAGAAGCCCACGCCGAACTGGCCGATGATATCCGTGTCGGCAGCCTTCTCCTTGTCCAGCGCCTGCTTGAACTGCAGACTGCCGGAGCGGCAGATCGTACCGAGGTTATTTTCCATCTCGTCCTTGTCCATGCCGACGCCGTTATCGCTGACGGTCAGCGTGCGCGCGGTCTCGTCGGGCTTGAGCTCGATCGCAAAATCGCTGCGGCTGAGGCCGACGTTCTCATCGGTCAGCGCCTGATAGGCCAGCTTGTCGATGGCGTCGGAGGCATTGGAAATGATTTCACGCAGGAAAATTTCCTGATGCGTGTAAATGGAGTTTATCATGAGATCCAGCAAACGCTTGGATTCCGCTTTGAACTGTTTCTTTGCCATACTTGTCACGTCCTTTGTGAATTAGCACTCTTTATCCATGAGTGCTAACTGTATTCTAGCACACTTTTCCTCGTTTGCAAGAGGTTTTTGCAAAATTCATAAAGCGTTCACAAGCGGCTATACCGCAGAGGAAAAACAAAGGCCCCTGCCGGAGCAGGAGCCTTTGAAAAAGCAGATAAGAAAAACTCAGCGCTTGGAGAACTGCGGCGCGCGGCGAGCTGCCTTCAAGCCGTACTTCTGAAATCCTCGCGTGAAAAGCCCCCTATTTTCAATGACTTTTCGACTTTCTAATTTCTATGCACCTCAAAATGAATCTCATTTTGGATTATTTGCAAATGCACCATTGACCTTTGAAATCAGGTCTTTCGGCTGATTATAGGTCAGATGTGCGTAGATGTCCAGCGTTATTTTCGCGTGTTCGTGACCGGCAAGAACCTGCACGGTCTTGACATCTACTCCTGCCAGCAGAAGGTTTGTGATGTACGTATGCCGAAGCTGGTGTGGCGTTACCTGAAAGTCCATGCTATATACAACACTTGCATTGTGCGCTGCCTTTTGACCCAAAACCGGCGTGACGGTGTGCTTGATCTTTTGCCCATTCACATACCGGGTGTAGGTGCGCTCCTTGGTGCTGCGGACAGTGACATACTTCCAGAGCCGTCCCCATTGTGTGCCAGACAACGGCTGCCCCTCGCTGCTTGCAATGACATAATCCGAAATCGAAGATTCTTTCACTTCTTTCAGACAATCGACGAGCTGCGGAGGAATTGGGATTGTCCGCTTTGCCGCTTTTGTTTTCAACTCGGTTGTCACGACCGGGCGGTTGTGTTCGATGTGCCAGGCACGGCAAACGATGATGTGCGGCGCAGCCTCATCCAGGAATACGCTATCCCATTGCAGTGCGAGGGCTTCTTCTCTGCGCAGGCCCGCATACAGGCAGAGCATAATAAACGGATATGGCGGCAGACCGCGCACCGCGTCCAAGAGGGTCTGCACCTGCTCTGTGGTGAGCGCCGTTTTCTCTTTCGGCGCTTTGCCGCCTTTTGGATTCAGATTCTTGCACGGCGATTCGTCGATGATTTTGCTTTGCTCTGCCGATGTGAAAATCAGCTTGTACAGCATCTGGACGCTGCGGTAGATCGACGCCGATTTTGATGCAGCCTTTGTAATCGCCATCTTCACATCGTCGGGCGTGATCTCCTGCATATACCGATCGCCTAGCGGCTCGATGATATAGATTTTGACCTTGGAGGTATAGTCAGCCAGCGTAGTTACCCGAATGCTCGAAGCCTGCATGGTAAGCCACTTTTCCGCATACTCCCGGACAGTAGGATTCTCACGCCGATACACAGCTTCTTCGATCTGGCGCTGGGCAAGAGCCACCTTTTCCGTCAGCTCATCCGGTGTCTGTGCGTAAAGGGCAATGTATTTGCCGTCTGGGCCTTTGATGCGCTTGCGGTATTCATTCCGGCTGGGGATAAACTCATATGTTGGTTTCTTCGGTCGAGCCACGGAATCCCCCCTTGTCGAAATCAAGAGAATGTTATATTCTCTCGAAATAGACCGATTTCCTGATCGTGTGGTATAATCATAATTGCGCCGGCAGCAAAATACGAAAGGAACGGTTTCTATGAACACGTCCGTTATATGCGTAGCCCATGGAAACATTGAAAAGGAAAAGGAAGAACTGATTGACCTTGTCAGGACGCTTACCCCAGAGGAGGTCGAAAAGGTCATCGATCGCGCTCGTCAATTACTTGTTCCACAATGACACGCAGTTTCTTTGCGTTCTCCGGAGACATATTGCGAATTGCGTCTATTAGATACTGCTGGTTCTCTGTTAGCCCATCCTCGTTTTCGGGGGTGGGCTCTTTTTTATCTTCTGTCCACCCCATTATGAATGACGGTGTTGTTTGAAGCGCGTCCGCAATCGCTTTAATTTTCGACTGGTTCAAATTCTGAAGCCCAAGCTCAATTTTGTTGATAGAGGATCTGGATTTATATCCTAGCCGACGAGCCAGTTCATCCTGAGATATGTTGAGTTCTTCTCTTTTGAATTTAATGCGTTCACCGATGGTCATTACGATCGCCTCCTGACAGAAATCATTGTAACATGATGTAGATTGTAAATCAACTGATTTTAAGTTTTTTCTAAAAAGTTGTTGACATTTTGTCTACGCTGTGGTAATCTCCTGAATGTAGATATTTAATCTACATCGAGATTGAAAGGAGGTGGGCGAATGACCGATACGATTGCTTTGCGTGAAAAGATTAAAGAATCCGGGTACAAGCTTGTTTTTATTGCAAATAAGATTGGGCTTACATATCAGGGGTTCTTAAAGAAGCTGAACAATGACTCTGAGTTTAAGGCAAATGAGATTCAGGGGCTTTGCGATCTTCTGCGCATCGACACGGGGGAGAAAGAAGCCATATTTTTTTGCACTGAATGTAGATAATTTATCTACACAAGAAAGGAGACATCTATGAACAGAACATTCTCCACTCCGAAGCGGTGGGGAAAGGACGCTACCCGTGATGAGACCTACGCACACTTCGGTTACGAAGTGAAACATGAGTCTGGCGTCGGCACTGGCTGTTGGTCGAACGACGGTAAAACCATCATGCAGAATCTGCGGGCGCTGCCAGAGATTCTGGAGCAATTTTCCGACCCGAAAAAGAGAATCCGAGTCGTATTTGACTACGACCCGGATTTCCCGAGAGCGCTATTTCAAGTCTGGGGCATGGAAACGATGACAATGGATGAGATTAACGCGGAGTACAGCGACACCCAGACGGAATCAGCGGAGAGGTAGCGAAGTCTTCTTCCGAAGTCCAGAACACTTCTACCGCCTCAAGCCCGGCAGGACCGAAAACCATCTCGGTCATAAACGCGAGTTCATCAATTTGTTTGTACGCAGCTTCTCTCTTGGCGGGGTCGAGGCTGCGCAAATCGACAACGTATCGTTTTGCCACAAAAGCACCTCCTTTCAGCGAAATTTTAACACATATCGTCGGGGAGGGGCAAGGGACAGAAAGGAGGATATGACATGAGTACGTTACTTACCCGAAAGGAGGCAGCAGCCAGACTTGGCGTAACCGTTATGACGCTGGATGCGGAACGCAGCAGCGGGCATCTAGCTTATATCCAGCGGAAGCCCGGCGGAAAGGTCTGGATTACCGAAGAAGCGATTGCTGAGTACCTTGCTCGCGCAACGCACCCGGCACGACCGGAGCTGCGGCGTGTAAAGTCACTCGCTGCCCGAATTTGAAATCAGAAAGGACGAATTAAATGGCAACAAGTAAAAGTGTCGAGGTTATCGAAATCAAACCCATTGAGGTCAAGCGCGCAACAGTCCGGATCGTTGGCGATACACCGCTTATCATGCACGCTTGGTCTGAAAAGGCAAAACGCGAAATGCTTGAGAAGCAAATGAAAGTCACAAAGACCAAAGCAAAGGCCGCTAAAGACCCGATCGAAGATTTTATTCGCTCGATGTATTGGAAAACGCCGATGCCGACCGACATGACACAAGCTGGCTTTGAGCGGGCGATTTCCGAAGGAGCCCAATTTTGTTTCCCTGTTACGGCCATTAAGCAGGCAGCAATCAGTGCAGCTTTTCGCATGGGCTGGGCGAAAGACAAAATGTCCATGCGCGGCGCGTTTTTTATCGATGGCGACGAAAATCAGATGATTGAGATTCACAGTGACCCTCCGGTGCCGCGAGAGGATATGGTCAAGGTTGGCATGGGAACGGCAGACATTCGTTACAGAGGCGAGTTCAGAAACTGGTATGCCGATCTGGTTGTAAGTTACAACGCCAACGGCATGTACTCACTTGAGCAGATTGTGAACATCATCAACGCTGGCGGTTACGCCTGCGGAATTGGTGAGTGGCGTCCTGAACGCGATGGTCAGTACGGAATGTTCCATGTAGCCGCGAAGTAACTGGCTGGCGGGGCAAGTCCCGGCACGTTCTGGCGTGGTCCGTTGCGGCGAGGCAGGCTAGGTGAGGCATGGCGCGGCCGAGTAAGGCAAGGTATGGTCAGGCAGGCGAGGCTAGGCACGGTGTTGCGAGGCGTGGCAAGGCCCGGTCTGGCACGGCAGGCACGGTATGGTATGGCAAGCTGTGGCAAGGCTAGCATTGGCTAGGTAAGGAAAGTCAACTTATTTTGAAAGAAAGGAGGAAATTCAATGGTTTTTCAGTGGAAACAGGGAGCGCACATAAAGGCAGATGCGCAGCAGGCAGGCGTTCTTTGCTCAAGGCTGGAAGCCGAAGGTCGGCTAACAGCAAGGGCCCTTCTGGACGAGAGCCGTGACGAGAATTCGCTCTTACATGGCGAGTTTGAGTGGAACGATGGCATTGCCGCTGAAAAGTATCGTGAAAATCAGGCACGGCACATCATTAACTGCTTGGTTACGGTGCATGAATCAGCCACGCCGACTCGGAGCTTTTTCAACGTTGAGTGCAAAACGGCGGAGTATAGATCTGTCACCGCAATTATGCAAGATGCTGACGGACGAGATCAGCTTTTATCGCTGGCACTACGCGAACTCGATGCGTTCAAGCGGAAATTCAACTCACTGTCAGAACTGGCTGCGGTATTTGCGGCCATCGAAGAAATTCAGGAAAAGAGGTCTGCATGAGTAGCGAAAAAAGAAACGGGGCCGCTCCGCTGGCACGGAAACAGCCCCAGGCGCAAAGACCCACTTCGATCATAACAGCGAAAAATCGCATCGTCAAGGAGGAATGCTCATGCCGAACAGCCTGAAAGAGCTGCGGCTGAAAACAAAAACGCCCGCAAAAGACATGGTTGCCGTTGTGCAGACCATTTACCCCAAGTACGACATGACGAGCCAGAGCAAGTGCGAGAACAGCGACGCCTACGGGATTTGCCTGACGCAGAAAGCCATGAAAGCCCTCTACGCCAAATTCGACCCGGACGGCAGCATTCGCAAGCACCTCCGCACAGCCGATCAGCACCGGCTCAAGGATAAGCTCCACGCAAGAATCACCGCCGACGAAGCTGCCCAGCTCAAAGCGCACCTTGCAGCCGACGGCTACAACACTGTGCAGGACTGGCTCACCGATGTTGTGCGCGGATATATCAGCAAAGGAGATCGCGAATGAAATACTACTTCACATACGGCACGGATGGGCAGCCGTTCGTAGGCGGCTGGACAGAGGTTGAAGCACCAACCGTCAATCTGGCTTGCGCGGCGTTCCGCGCTGTCCACCCCGACAAGGAGCCCGGCATTCTGAATTGCAGCAGCGCATACACCGAAGAATCGTTTCTGGGAAGCTGCATGGCGGGTCCTGACGGAAACTTCCGTAAGTTCTGCCATGAGCGTATCCGCTTCACTGTCGAGCCCAGCGACCCGGATGAGCCGGTTGATTTTGAAAATTTGAAAGGAGAATCTACATGATCGTAAATGTCTACTATCGCGACGAAGAAACCGGCAGCGTACGCGCCGGACGCCCATACAGCTACCGCTGCAGCATCCCGAACGCCTCCGTCGGAATGGAGGTCATCGCCCCCACGGCCAAGCGCGAGGCCCGCGCCGTGATCTGCGAGATCGACGTCCCGGAAAGCCGCATCGACAAGCGGATCTTGCCGCTTCTGAAAGAGATCACGCAGGAGGCGCCCGCCGATGGAGAATAACCTGATTGTCGTTAAGCAGCTCCCGATCATCGAAGATCAGCTTCGGCAGGTCAAGACTTCTGTTGACGAGCGTGTTGCGCAGGTGCTGGCGCTGGCCTGCACCGAAGCTACCTACAAGGACGTCAAGAAAGCCCGCGCCGAGCTGAACAAAGAGTTTCAGGATCTGGAAGCCCGCCGCCGTGAAGTCAAAAAGGCTATCCTTGCTCCGTATGAGGCCTTTGAAAAGCTCTACAAGGAATGTGCGGCCGACGCTTTCACCAAGGCAGACGCTGAGCTGAAAGCCAAGATCGCTTCCGTTGAGAACGGCATCAAGGGCGCGAAGCGTGACGAAATCGTCGCGTTCTACAACGAATACCGCGCCAGCTTGAATATCCCCGAAGACATTGCGCCGTTTGACCGCTGCGGCATCAATATCACGATGTCCGATTCTTTGAAAAAGCTGCAAGGACAGGCTTCCTTGTTCTTGCAGAACGTTTCAAACGATTTGCGGATGATCGAAACGCTGGAGCACAAGGATGAGGTCTTGACTGAGTACCGTAAATCGCTTTCCGCGCCAGAAGCGGCACTGATCGTTGACCGGCGTCACAAAGAGATGGAAGAAGCCGCTCGCCGCCGCGCAGCCATGAAATCCGCGCAAGAGGTTCAGGAGGCTGCACAGGCAAAAATTGAAGAAGTCCTGAACGAAGAACCGGCCGCACCTGTTTCTGCTCCCGTTGAGCAGCCTATCCCCACCGAGGCCCCCGCCGAAAAGACCTATCAGGTTTCGTTCCGCGTCCGCGGCGGCATTGACAAGCTGAAAGCACTCAAAGAATTTCTCGTAAATGGAGGTTACGACTATGAGCAGTTCTAACATCGCGCCTGCGAAGAAGCAGACGTTCTCCGTCGCCATCAGCACGGAATCCTACCAGAACCTTATCCGCAACACCCTGAAAGACCCGAAACGTGCAAACCGCTTTATCGCATCGATCACGTCCGCCGTCGCTACCACCCCCGCGCTTCAGACCTGCGAACCCAGCTCCATCCTCGCCGGTGGTCTGCTGGGCGAAGCGCTGAATCTTTCTCCCTCGCCGCAGCTCGGCCAGTATTATCTCGTTCCGTTCAAGCAGAAAGCCAAGTATGACCGTGAAGGTCACCTGCTTTCGCCCGAATGCTCCAAAGCACAGTTTGTCCTCGGCTATAAAGGCTATGTCCAGCTCGCGCTCCGGAGCGGCCAGTATTCCGATCTGGACTGCATGGAGATTCGGCAGGGCGAATACCTCGGCAAAGATCCGCACACCGCGAAGCCGCAGTTCAAATTCATCGAAGACGATGATCTCCGCGAGTCGCTTCCGATCGTCGGCTACATGGCTTACTTCGAGTATCTGAACGGCTTCCGCAAGTGCATCTACTGGTCGCGGGAAAAGATGCTCAATCACGCGGATACATATTCGCAGGCGTTCAGCAAAGACGCCTATGACAAGATCCAGAACGGCCAGATCGCAGACAAGGATATGTGGAAGTATTCGAGCTTCTGGTACAAGGACTTCGACAGCATGGCGAAAAAGACGCTTCTTCGCCAGTTGATCTCCAAGTGGGGCATCATGTCCACGGAAATGCAGCAGGCGCTCGCTGACGATTCCGGCATTCCGGCTGTTGACCCCAGAACCGGTGAAATCATTACAGACCATTCCGACGAGCTGGAGCTTACGACCGACGCTCCGCAGCCGGCCGTTGAGGGCAGCACCCCGGCGCAGATTCAGGAGAACGCTGGCGAACCGGAGCAAATTGACCTCAATTCGCTGTAATGAGTGTTCCGTATGAAGTCCTTGCAACCGGCTCTACCGGCAACGCTGTTGTGATCGACGGGCAGATTCTCGTCGACTGCGGCGTTCCGTACAAGGCCGTGAAGCCAGTTGCAAAAGCTCTCAGGCTTGTTCTGCTGACACATTGGCACGGAGATCACTTCCGAAAAAGCACGCTCCACGCCCTCGCAGCGGACCGACCGGCGCTCCGCTTCGGCTGCTGCCGATGGATGGTGCGGCCGCTGGTGGAAGCTGGCATCAAGCCTGCGAACATCGACCTGTACGACTTCGACCACCGATACAGCTACGGCGATTTCACGGTCGAGCCTGTGCCACTGGTGCATGACGTTCCGAACTGCGGCTACAAGCTGCTGCTTCCGGCCGGAAAGGCCCTCTACGCCACTGACACAAACAACCTGAACGGGATCTCGGCGCCGAACTTCGACCTCTACCTGCTGGAAGCGAATTACGAGGACGAAGAAATCCAAGCCAGAATCGCAGAGAAAAAGGCAAACGGCGAATTCGTCTATGAGCGGCGGGTGCTTGGAACGCATCTTTCCAAGGCCAAATGCGACGATTTCATTTATCGGAACATCGGACCGACCGGCGAGTACGTTTACCTGCACGGCCATGTCGAGGAGGAAAAAGCGTGAACGGTTTCCTGAAAGACATCACCTACGCCCGCAGCGGCGAATATATCCTGTCGATCTATACGCGGGAAAGCTGCAAGGACCTTTGGAAAAACTTCGGCGAGCGCCCGATCACGTTCTCCATTGCAAAGAAAGCTGATCCTCGTGGGCTTCGCGCCAACAGCTACGCATGGGCACTCATTGAGCAGCTCGCGGCCAAGCTGAAAACCGACAAGGAATCCGTCTACGAGGAAATGATTCGGCGCTACGGTGTCGGTGAAAGCTACATCGACGAAGCTGGGAACGAATTCAAGGTACTGTTTTCCCTGCGCGACGGTGTGCCGCCGCGGCTTGTGGCCAGACACTATGCCGAGATCGGCGTCGGCTACATCGAGGGCAAGAAATTCATCCACTACCGCGCCCTGAAAGGCACAAGCGAGTACACCGCTGCCGAGATGGCTGCGTTCCTCGACGGTATCATCGCCGAGTGTGAGGAACAAGGTATTCAGACCGGCCCGCCCGAAAAAACAGATCAGTACAAGGAGGCGAAGAAGCCTTGACCGTTTATTGCGATTACTGCGGCCACAAAGCCGCGCTGGTCGATGATTCCGAGATCTATGGCCGCAGCTTCGGCCACACCGCGTATCTCTGCAGAAACTGCGGTGCATACGTCGGCTGCCATGGCCGAACAGACAAGCCCCTCGGCCGTCTGGCCGATGCCACGCTCCGGAAATGGAAAATGGCAGCTCACGCATCATTCGACCCTCTCTGGAAAACCGGTCCTTTCCGCGGGCGGCGCAAAGCCGCCTACGGATGGCTCGCCGAGCAGATGGGGCTGCCAATCGAGAAGACGCATATCGGAATGTTTGACATTCCGCAGTGTCAGGAAGTTATCAAAATCATCGAAAAAGGAGATTTCAAAAATGCTCAACTTTGATAAGAAAGACGCTCATGTTTATCCGTTCGACGAATCGCCCGGCGCCGGTATCATCATGGACGTCGATCTGGAACAGCTCATCCGCGAGTCCGAGCGGCTGCGCGTCTGCAAAGCAATCTTCAACTCCTCCAGCATTGAAAACTGGCATCTGCGTGACGCGCTCGAAGCTGTTCTTGCAGAACCTAGCGTTGCCCCTGCCAGCAACGATGTTCCAGAACCGTGCATTCCAGCGCAGGAGGCCGATCATGCTTAACCGCATTGTTCTCATGGGACGTCTGACGCGCGACCCAGAGCTTCGCCGAACGCAGAGCGGCACGGCGGTTGTCTCCTTCGCCATCGCCTGCGACCGCGATTACGCGGCGCAGGGCGCGGAGCGGGAAACGGATTTTATCGACATTGTTGCGTGGCGCGGTACGGCTGAGTTCGTAGAGAAGTATTTCAGCAAGGGGCGCATGATCGTCGTGGGCGGTCGGCTTCAAATCCGCAACTGGCAGGACAAGGAAGGCAACAAGCGCCGCTCGGCCGAGATTCTTGCCGACAGCGTTTACTTTGGCGATTCTAAGCGCGACGGTGACGGCGGCAAACCCAAGGGCGATCCGACCTACGACCCGACCGGCGGCTTCTCGCAGCTCGCGGGCGATGACAGCGAATTGCCGTTCTAAGGAGGTCTCTCATGGCAACAGGCAAAAGATTCTACTGGATGAAGCTCAAGGAGAGCTTTATGACCTCCGACACCATTGACTACTTTATGTCACAGCCAGACGGTGCAAACTACGTTGTTCTCTATCAGATGCTTTGTCTCAAGACCATCAACACCGATGGTCGCTTATCTCGACAGATTGGTGAGGTCGTTATCAAATACGACATTCCGAAAATCCAGCGCGATCTCAAATGGTTCTCCGCGGACACAATCCGCGTGGCGCTCAATCTCTACAAATCCTTTGGTCTTGTCTACGAGGACATCGACGGCGTTCTTGTTCTCGCAGATCACAACAATCTTGTTGGGTGCGAGACAGACTGGGGCGAAAAGAAGCGCAGGCAACGTAATTCCCCGGCGCTCCAAAGTGGGGACAATGTCCCCACTGATGTCCCCACAACTGTCCCCACAGAGATAGAGAATAGAGATAGAGATAAAGAGATTAGAGATAAGAGTTTAGATAAAGACACAGATATAGAGGATACGGAGGATTCTTGCGCAGAGCCGGTAACCGTCTCCGCGCCGCCGATCATCAGCATCATCCTCAATGACAAGACGTTCTTCAACGTGTTTCCCGAGGATTACAACCGCTGGTGTGAGCTGTACCCCGCTGTCAACGTCATGCAGGAACTCAGGAAGATGTCAAGCTGGAGCACCGACAATCCCAAGCGGCGCAAGACGAAATCAGGAATCCGCCGGTTCATCAATGCTTGGCTTTCCAAGGAGCAGGACAAGGGTGGGCAGTATCGTTATCAGGGTGGTATCTCCAGCGGCAATGTGTTTACCGACATTGCGGAGGGAATGAGAAATGGACAGGCTTGAAACAGCTGACATTTTGGCAGTTCTGAAAGCCGCCTATCCCCAGTTTTACAACGGGCTTAGCCCCAAGGAGGCAAACAAGATCGTCGATCTCTGGGCTGAGATGTTCAAGGATGAGCCCGTCATGGTCGTTGCCGTTGCAGTAAAAGCCATGATCGCCTCACGGACAAACACGTTTCCACCGAACATCGGCGAAGTCAAAGAGCAAATTACGAAGATGCGTATGCCGAAGGAAATGACCGCCGCCGAGGTGTGGACGCTGGTCTACCGGGCGATTGCAAACAGCGGCTACAACGCAAAAGAGGAATACGATCGTCTGCCGCCAACAATTCAGCGGCTTGTCGGTTCGCCGCAGCAGCTCCGGGAATGGGGCATGATGAACGCCGAAACAGTGCAAAGCGTGGTCGCTTCCAACTTTCAGCGCTCCTACACGGTGCGCATCAAGAGCGATCGGGAGTATATGGCGCTCCCGTCAGACATAAAACAGATGATTTCCAGCGTCGCGCAGCAATTTGCGCTCGGCGACGGAAATGAGAATGGAGGATGAGGATATGAAAAGATGGGCAAGGCGCAACCTGCCTACGGTTGTTCTTCTGGCGGCGCTGATCCTGCTCGCCGCGTTGGTGCTTGCGATTGCGATGCCGCGCGAAACCGAAAATACGCCTGTTGTTTCCGCGGCAATTTCGCCGACGTTTGACGAAGCGGCCTATCAGAGCCGCTTGGAGGTCGAAGCCTACGCGGAGGTCGAACACGAAACCGCCGATATTCCCGGTACATACGATCTGCCAGAGCCTCCCCAAGAGGCAGACAGCGAGCCTTGCGGAAAGGGCGGCTTCATAGACGCACAGGACAAACGTGACTTGGAGCTCCTTGCCATCACCTGTTATACGGAAGCCGGCGGCGACAACTGCTGCGACCTGTGCCGCTATCGCGTATGCGACGTTCCCCTTATGCGCAGAGCTGACCCGCGCTATCCCGACACGCTCGAAGGTGTTCTGACGCAGCCGAAGCAGTACGGCACCTTTTCGGAAACTGGCGTTGTCTGGCCAGCTCGTGCATCTGAGCCCGGCGAGGCCCACGCCGTTGCGCGGGCATGGGCTGTAGCGGAAGATGTTCTTTCCGGAAATCACAGCGATCTCTGGGGCAAGGGTTACATCTTCCAGGCAGAGTTTCCGCAAGGCAACGACCCGGACAGCCGAATCTACTGCGAGCAATGCGGTATGTGGTACTGCAAAGGTTAGGAGGCAGCCATGGCAAAAGACCCGAAAAGACAGCTTCTGGGCAAGATCGCCCGCCAGAAGGGCCAGTATTTCGAGCAGCGGCTTGACAGCACCTTCGATTACTACCGCGAGCGCGGCTATGCAGAGATTGAAAAGACGCCTGAGCCGATGAAAGTTATCAAGCCAGAGGGCAACGGTCGCTTCTTGGCCTGCTACACCAAGAAAGCGCAGGTTGACTACAAAGGCACGCTCAAGGGCGGCAGGACGGTCCTGTTTGAAGCCAAGTTCACAGCCACAGACCGGCTGACGCAGGATCGCGTTATCGACAAGCAGGCTTCCTACATGGACAGACACCGGCGGCTCGGCGCCCGCTGCTTCGTCGTTGCCGGTTTCTCGACCGGCGAGGTCTACAAAATCCCTTGGAGCGACTGGCAGAACATGAAAACGTTGTTCGGCCGAAAGTACGTAAAAGAAACCGATCTACAAAATTACAGAGTGAAGACAGCTTGGAATGGAACGCTGTTTTTGCTCGACTGATGACTGAAAGGAGTCACTACCATGAGTGAAATTTCGATGTATGAAGCGCAGAAAAAGAAGATGGAAGGTTTATGCGAAGAACATGACCTGACATATCGCTTCCAGAAGGACACCTATCCGCCCACGTTCACGATCTCCCCGATTCAGGGCATGGACGCCCAGCTCTCCATGCTGGAGAACGTCGAGGAAGCCGGGTATATCAGCCCCGAAGCCAAAATGACGTGGATCTTCAAGGATGGTTCGCTGGAAACCAAGGTCACCGGCGGCACCTTTACGATTGCAAAGACGCTGCGGACGAAGATCGAATCTGTTCTGACGAAGATGCTGACGTACTGGATGCAGTATTTCTTCCGCGACGTCATGGAAAAACGCAGCCTCAAAGACGGCATGATGCCTGTCATCAACGAGGACGAAGATGATGATGCCTACGAGGAAGATCCGGAAGATTCCGATGACGCCGAGGCCCCTGAAATGCTCGACGGCGATGACGCAGAAGATGGCGCGGACGATGATCTCGGCGACACCACCGACAGCTCCGATGCCACGGACGATGATCTCTACAATCAGGCTGTCAGCATTGTGCGCATGGAGAACAAGGCGACTGTTTCTCTCCTCCAGCGCCGCCTGAATGTCGGCTATGCCCGCGCCGCCCGCATCATGGAGCTGCTGGAGGAAAACGGCATCGTTGGCCCGTACGCTGGCTCGAATCCGCGCGAAGTGCTCCCGGCTGATGAACCGGACGATATGGAGGACGCGGCTGATGAATGAGTTGAAGCCGCCGATGCTCAAGCGTGAGGATTACAAGGCCATCAAACACATGAACCGTGAGGACATGACGAAGTACCTCTATCGTGTCTACCGGCGCGGCTTCGATGCTGGCGTCGAGTCCACCAAGGGCAAAGTCACCAAGCGTTCCATCGTACCGCCCGACCCGGCGCAGACGGAGGAATAAGTCATGGGAAGAAGTGTGCCGCACAATCTGAAAAGTACCCACCAGACGGAATTTGTGAAGATCTTCAACTCTCTCTGCGGCCGATATGGCCGCTGGGAAATCTGGCAAGATTTCGTAACGCTCGCCGCAATCGCGATCTCAAACACCGTTGACCGGAGCCAAGCCGCCGAGCGTGAAAAGACGTACATGACGATAGCTGGCAAGTACAAGCCCGACGAAATGCTCAAATTTTCGCAGATGCTCCAAGAGGTCGTGATCGGTATGGATTTTAACCCGGATCAGGACTTTCTCGGCGAGCTTTACATGGCACTGGATTTGGGCAATGACCACGCTGGGCAGTTTTTCACGCCCTATGATGTCTGCCGCATGATGGCTGAGATCACCGGCACAGACCTCCAAGCGCGTATAGAGCGGGACGGCTGGATCTCCGTCAACGATTGCGCTTGTGGTGCAGGAGCGTTGCTGGTGGCGTTTGCAAATGCCTGTACGCGACAGGAAATCAACTACCAGACCTCCGTGCTTTTTACGGCGCAGGACATTGACTACATCGTTGGCCTGATGTGCTACCTGCAGCTCTCGCTCATGGGCTGCGCCGGGTACGTCGTGATTGGCGACACGCTTCTTCATCCCTCAACAGCACTTGACCGCCGGGGGCTTATCCCCCGGCCAGACCAGAACATATGGTACACCCCGTTTTATTTCCGCGGCATCTGGCACTACCGCCGCATTTGGGCGCAGATGGATTTACTGCTTCAGACAGACGAAAAACCCGCCGAGCAAGTTACCGGCAAGTTAAAATCGTCTGCCGCGCTGCCGCCCTTGCCCTTGCAGGAAACGAAAACCGGGCAACTCACACTATTCTGACAGAAAGGAGGAATCGCCTGACACATGGGAAAATGGACGGACGATCAACTTCAATATCTCCGCGAGCATAGTCGCTCACAGCCGGCAGCGGCTATTGCCGCAGCGCTTGGCCGGACGGAAGGGTCTGTACGACAAAAGAGGCGTTCGCTCGGACTGCAAAGCTATCACGCAGGATGGACAAAAGCAGAAGAACAATTCCTCCAAGATCAATGGGGTGTCATGTCAATCCCCGCGATTGCGAAGCGTCTTAACCGCTCCGTTGAGGCTGTCATCGTACGAAAAAACAGACTGGGGCTTGGCCCGGTTCTGTTCGGCGGCGACTACATATCCATGAATCAGCTTATAATCGCCGTTTGCGGCAGCAATGCCGGTGGGAACTATAAGCTGAAAAGCTGGGTTGAGAACCGTGGCCTCCCGATTCACACAAAGCGCGTCAATCAGAACAGTTTTCGTGTCATTCGGCTCAATGAGTTTTGGAAATGGGCAGAACAGCACCGCTCGTTCATTGATTTTTCCAAAATGGAGCCGTTGGCGCTGGGCGAGGAGCCTGCATGGGTAGCCGAGCAGCGCAAGAAGGACTTTCAGGCATTTTCCATCCAGCGGAAAGACCCATGGACACCCGATGAAGACGCGCGGCTGAAAATGCTGCTTCAGCAGCATCGGTACGGATACGCTGAGCTTTCCGATATGCTGCGTCGCTCGGCCGGCGCGATCCAGCGCCGATGCAACGACCTCGGCCTGAAAGAGCGGCCGGTCAAAGCCGACAATCATGGTTCATCCGCAGCTTGGACACAGACCGACTTCGATGTGCTGGCAGACGGAATCCGAAAAGGCAACAGCTACACCGCCATTGGCAAGGCACTCGGCAAATCCGAAAAAGCCGTGCGCGGGAAAGTTTATTTCGTCTATCTGACCGAGAATCAGGACAAAGTACGCGCCATGCTCAAAGATCAGCCTTGGGGTTATGGCGCGCCAGACCCGACCGTAAAGCAGGCGGTACACCTGTCCAGAACGCGAACAGAAACCGTGCAAACACTTGAAATGCTCTGCTCAGTGCTCCGCAAGCGCATCAACGACATTGACGATAATCCATACTGGCAGCGGCTGTTATGCGTAAGCTGGGATGAAGTCAAGGGTTGCAATCTCTGTGCCAACTGCGACGAATGCACCGAGTTCCGCAGAATCCCACCACAGCATTGCGCCCGGTGCGGCGGCACCTTCTACGAGCGCAAGGAAAACCGCTTCTGCGCGGCCTGCCGCACCGCGAGGAAGAAGCAGGCCCAGCGGCACTGGTGCCGCGTGAACGGCATGAGCCGAAAATAATAAACTGTCCCAGCCGAGGGGCAAAGCTCGGCGTAAGAAAGGAGCGTTTTATGGCGGAAATCAAGTACATTCCGGTCAGTAAACTGTGGGGGCATCCCGATAACCCCCGTAAGGACCTGGGCGATGTGACCGAGCTGGCTGAGAGCATCAAGGTCAACGGCGTACTCCAAAACCTCACCGTTGTTCCGCTGATCGGGGAAATCACAAAGAAGTGGGACGGAGAAAGCTACCGCGTTATCATCGGCCACCGCCGTCTTGCGGCCGCAAAGCTGGCTGGTCTGGAGGAGCTTCCCTGCGTCGTGGTCGAGATGTCGGAGCGGGAGCAGCTGAGTACGATGCTCACGGAGAATATGCAGCGCAGCGATCTGACCGTCTATGAGCAGGCGCAAGGCTTCCAGATGATGCTCAACATGGGTGATTCCGTAGCTGAGATCGCAGAAAAGTCCGGTTTTTCGCAGACCACCATCCGACGCCGCGTGAAGCTGCTCGACCTTGACCGCCAGAAATTTCAGAAAGCCGAAGCCCGCGGCGCAACGCTCAATGACTATCTGGAGCTTGACAAACTGGACAGTCCCGAAGACAAGAACAAGGCCCTTGACGCCATCGGCACGGCGAACTTCAACAGCGTTCTGAAAAGCCTGATTTCCGAGCAGGAAATCCAAAAGAAGCTTGCTGAATGGACTGAAATTGCAGACAAGTTTGCATATCAGATTGAAAGAAGCGGCGAATTCAACGGTACGACGGTCAATATGGTCTACCACGCCGGCTACAGCCGCTGGGATTTGAAGAAAGAAATGACCATACCAGAAGACGCGAGTGATGTTCGATACTTTTACAGGAAGGATTCTACCGGAATCACACTCTACAGGGAACGCCAGCAATCGCAGCAGCCAGACCCCGAAGCCGAAGCCCGCGAGGAACGGCGCCGCAGAGACGAACAGGCCGAAAATGAATTTGCGGAAGCCGCGGAGGCCCATTTTGAACTGCGCAAGGATTTCATCAAAGAGCTTCCGAACAGCGTATTCAAACAGCACATGAAGGAAATCTCTTTGTTCTGCGTGGCAACAACAGAGTCAATCGATGGTGGCTACTGCAATTCCATCAACCCTCGGTTCTGCGCCCAGCTCCTCGGTATGAGACTTTCGCCAGACGATGAAAACGAAGATTTTTGCGACATGGGCTTTGTCCGCAGCGCGGCGGAAGCCCAGCCGGAAAAGCTGATTTTCTGCTGCTGCTATTCTGCCCTCGATGACGAAGACATGAGCTACTACCGGCGCGTGTGGAACATGAACCACTACGAATATGAGCTTTGCGAAAATTCGGACTTGGATCACATCTATGAAATCCTCGAAACGCTCGGCTATGAAAAGTCGGACGATGAAGAAGAAATGGCAGAAGGTACGCACCGGCTCTTTGACACATACGGTGCGCAGCCGGACAAAACTACGGAGGATTCCGATGATGAGTGATGTTTTGACCGAAATGTGCGTCTTGGGCGGCTGTGCCGCCCATCGCGCCATCACGGATGCCTGTAAGCATTGCGGCAATTACCGGGCCGAGATCGAGCACCGCCGGGCGCTTCCTCTGACGGACGGTACAGACGGACTAAGATTCAAGTGCGTTTCTCAAAATTTGCAGACACAGGCGCTAAAAGGAGGTCAGCATGAGCCAGAGACGTGAAAAACGGAAGCGCCGCGAGCGTCGCCGGGAATACGCGCTGGAACTCCGACGCTGGCAGCACAACGAGCCGCCGAAGATTCTGTTCTGGCGCTGGCGCAAATGGTATCGCTCGAAGCCGACGTTGAAGGACGGCGGGCATTGGAGCGTAAAAGGCACATGGAGTGTGTTCTATGATTAAGACGCTTCTGTTGGGAATCGGAGCTATAGGACTTGGCTTGACTCTTGCGCTTCTGCTCATCTTCACCTACATAGGGATTCGGGAGCTTATTTTCGAATTGCGGATGAAAAAGGTTATGCGTTTTCTCGATACGCCAGAGGGAAAGCAGAAGCTAGAAGATCTTTCGGACGCGGTTAGCCGGGAAACCGGCCTGCCGAAATGGGCGCTTTTCTGTGGTGCCGATGAGTTTGGCAACATCATCGTTTCGCCAAGATCACCTGATGCTCATATCGAACAATACGAAATGGAGGATGAAAACAATGGCCGCTTGTAAAGCGTGCATGGCTGCGCTCGTCTGGATTACGACGCCAGCCGGGAAATCCGTCCCCTGCGATGCTACCCCGCGCTACTACATCGAAAAGCCGCGCGTCGGCAGCAAGAAAATTGTCACCCCAAACGGGCAAGTGCTTTCGTGCGAATACACGGAAGACCCATCCAAGGCAACCGGTGTGGGCTATGTGCCGCATTGGGCAACCTGCCCCTATGCTAGACAGTTCAGGAGGAAGCAGAATGGATAAGCTCACATGGTACGACAATGACGGACGGATTATGTGCCGCCGCGGATATGAGGTTGCGTTGGCTCGTCTGGCTTCTTACGAAGCTACGGGGCTGACACCGGAGCAGGCGGTGAACGCCAAGACCATTATAGAATCCGCTTTCGCGGATGATACGTCGAAAGCCGAACGAATCAGAAAGCTGCTGGCCGCTGATAAAGAGGACCGTGTTATGATCCTGCCGTGCAAGGTTGGGGATGCGGTGTGGTTTGTGCGATCTGCATATAGGCAGGTAGACAGTCCGATAGAGGCCACAGTGACGGGGTTCGCAAGCTACGGCACAACCGGCGAGCTTATATATACAACGATGACTGTAGAAGGCCAGATAACGAGAAGATTTCTGGAACATCAAATCGGCAAAACCGCATTTCTCAGCTTAGAAGAAGCCGAGCGGGCTTTGGAGGAACTGAAAAATGTCTAAGCCGAAAAAGCTGGGTATGCCAGCCACCTATACCTCGAACGCCAGAGCTGATTTCCTGCGCCGCCCAAAATCGGCGGAACGTCGGAAATGGACTGTCGCAAGCGACGATCGACTGGCGCGTATGGAACAGAAGCGGATGGAACGTGAAAAGGAGACTATGAACTATGACCAGAAAACGCGCAGTTAAGCTGCTGATGGCTCGCGGATATAGCCGCAACCGTGCAAACGGGCTGATGCGGAACAAGGCACCCGGCGACAGCAATTTCCAAGCATACAACGCATATCTGCGTTGCGAGAGAATCTGCGATGCATTTGACCGGCTCTCAGGCTGCTTTTACAATTATGGTGCTTCTGCGGACGTTCTTGCCAAAGCTCTTTTCTCTTTTGGCAAGTCTTTGACCGGGAGGTGACGGCATGAAGCGAAAAAGAGCGTTAAAGATACTGATGGGCGCTGGCATGAGTAGAAACGACGCCAGCCGGTTCATCCGAGAACCTTTTGCAGTTGAGAATGATGCCAAAGTCTTCGTTGGCCTATACAGAATGGCTGTCAGAAAATCTCACGTGCATATCATGGCCGATGGCGACAAAACGTTCATTCGTTTCATTCCGAAGAACAAGCAGCCACGTTGCTACTTCAACACGCACCTCGAATGCCCCGCAGACCGCGTTTGCACGATTTGCCGAAATCTCAATTCCCAAGGTAGGGGGTATTGCGATGCCGAAGATTGATGAATTGACCTGCCGGTTTTGCGGTGCGGACAGCCGCTGCAAGGTCGAGGAAGTATATCTGCGTCCAAGAACACCGCCCATGTTTTGCGTCAGGTGTTATAATTGCGGTAGAGCGGGTACACCGAAAGGCACAAAGAAAACCGCAATCCGGGCTTGGAAAAAAGCAAAGTAACGATGGAAAGGGGCGGCACACATGACTCTGGCGGAACTGAATGGGCATCTTGATCTTGTCCAGCAGCTTCAGAAAACAGAAGAATTGATTCAGGGCTTGTGGAATGCTGCCGTTCCTGGGGCGCAGAAGCTGGATGGAATGCCACACGCCTCCGGCGTCAATGACAAGGTCGGCGTCCTCGGCGCGGAGATCGCGGACATGGAGACGCAGCGCGACGCGCTGAAAGAACAGATTGCCAGAAGCGAGGAAACGATCGCTGTCTGGATCGCCGGAATCGAGGATAACACCACACGCCTTGTATTCCGGCTGCGTTTCATCCGAGGCATGCCGTGGAAGGTAGTTGCAAGTGTGCTTGGTGGGCGAAATTCCGAGGATGGCGTCAAGTCCATATGTTATCGCTTCCTCGGAACTTGCCCCGCCATGACGCGCGCTGACGCGCTGTGACGCTTGCAATCACCCCTAAGATGTGATTTCATGTAAACTGTAAAATTCCAAATCAAGCCGGGCGGCGCTCCTGATCGGGGCGCTGCTCATTTTATTCGGAAGGAGGACATGCCTCCACGATGCTCCTTGCGTGGAGGATGGCTCGGACCTGCGGCGTATCGCCAACGCTGCCGGCTGCGGGTACATCGAAAAAAGGAGGAAACCCTATGTTGCTCACATGAGCGGCGCGGGGTCAGCAGCAATGATCTACTTGCAAAACAACGTATTCGATGAAGCATTGGAGCGGCTGCGGATGATCTTCGACGGCCACAACGATGTGATCGTCAGTATGTCCGGCGGCAAGGACAGTACCGTTCTGTTCCGCATGGCGCTTATGGTTGCGCAGGAGCGCGGCCGTCTGCCGCTCAAGGTGTTCTGGCTCGATCAGGAAGCCGAGTGGCAAGCGACGGTGGACTATATGCAGCACATCATGGAGCTGCCGGAAGTCACGCCGTACTGGTATCAGATCCCCTTTGAATTCACAAACACGCTCTCCCCGGAGAAGAATTTCATCAGTGTTTGGAATCCGGAGGACAAAGCGATCTGGATTCACCCGCAGCACCCGCTCTCCATCAAGGAAAACCCCAGCAGCGAAAGCCGGTTCCATGAGCTTGTCAACGTCCTCCCGTCCTACTGCACCGATTCTGAGAATTGTGCCGTGCTGGTGGGAATGCGCATGACGGAAAGCCTGAACCGGCGCGTTGCTATCACGCAGCATGAAGCCCGATACAAAGGCGTGACGTGGTGCAAGAAGAAAGTTGGCAGGTGTCAGGTGTTCTGGCCGATCTACGATTTCACTAACGATGACATCTGGACAGCCATTGCCAAGAATCACTGGGCGTACAATCGCGTCTATGATCTGCAATACCAGTGGGGCTTGGCGAAGGAGGCCATGCGCGTCTCAGCGCTCATCCATGAAACCGCCTGGCACTCGATTGAAATGCTGCAGGAGTTTGAGCCGGACACCTACAACAAGTTCATCCGTCGCGTATCTGGCGTCGGTACATTCGCCCATACCTTTGACAGCGGCGACATCATCCCGCGCCAGCTCCCCTTTGCTTTCCGTTCGTGGCAGGAATACCGCGACTATCTGCTTGTCAATATCGTGAAGCCCGAATACCACGAGCTGTTCCGAAACCGCTGGAAGAATCAGACCGGAGACGAATGGTATCGTGTCCATGTCAAAGAGATCGTCCTGAATGATATTGATGGCACGAACAACGCAAATGCCCGCTCCCGTTTCCGCATCCGGGAAAAGGCTCCCACCTATCGCAAACGCGACGCCGCGCAGTTTGAGCAATATATGGGCAGCAAGAAATGATTTCAGATCAGCCCATTCATCAGGTCGAGTGGATACCCATTGAAAAGGTCCACGCAAACGACTACAACCCCAACAGTGTCGCCACGCAGGAGATGAAGCTGCTTTATCGCTCCGTCAAAGCGGACGGCTACACGCAGCCCGTCGTTACCATCTACGACGAAAAGAAAGATCGGTATGTTATCGTCGACGGCTTCCACCGATACAGCATCATGCGCAGATTCAAAGACATCTACGCTTCATGCGAGGGGAAGCTGCCCTGTGTTGTGCTTCATGGCAAGACCATGAATGATCTCATGGCCTCGACCGTTCGGCACAACCGCGCCAGAGGCAAGCACTCCATTAACGGTATGTCCAATATCGTCATGGAAATGCTGATGAACGGCGCGACCGATCTGCAGGTCTGCAATGAGCTTGGCCTAGAACCGGAAGAGCTAGTGCGCCTCAAGCACATCACCGGATATGCGAAGCTCTACGAAAACAATTCATTCACACGCGCTGCGATCTCCGAGAATCAGGCACGTCAGCTTCAGAAGTATCGAAAGGAGGCTGGCACTGATGGAGATTGTTAATCAGATCGTGATGAAGAAGATTTCCGAGGTCAAGCCCTATGTCCGCAATCCCCGGAAAAACGATAAGACGGTCAACCTGCTTGTCGAGATCATTCCGAAGGTTGGCTTCAACGTGCCGCTGGTCATCGACCGCAACGGTATCATCGTCAAAGGTCATGCCCGTTATGCTGCCGCCATTCGGCTCGGCATGGAGGAAATACCCTGCGTCGTAACAGACGCCGACGAAGAAACGATCAAGCTCGACCGTCTGGCCGACAACCGCATTTCCGAATTCTCCGAGTGGATCAACGACGAGCTGCTCCACGAGATCGATATGCTCAACCTTGACTTTGACTTCGATCTCGAATCCCTTGGATTCCCCGCTCCCAGCGACGATTTTGACGCCGATGCTCTTTTCGATGATGGGGTGGTCGGTGAATCCGAAGAGGACCGCCGTGCCAGATACCAAGCCTATCTGGATAACGCCGCAAAGGAAGAAGCACAGAATGTTGCAATCACCACGCAGGAGCAGGTAGACCGCGCCAAAGCGTCCGCTCTGAGCGTAGCCGAGAAGCCGCCCAAGTATGCCAAGGTCGTTTGTGAGCATTGCGGCCACGTCATGTTCATCAAGGAGGGCGATGCACTTTTCTCCACCGAACAATCGTAGCCCCGGTAATTATTCATAAGGGCTGGGTGGGTATGCAGCCAATCCCCTGTCAAATCCGTACCGATGTGAGGCGATAAACGATGCAAGAACAAGAGAAGATTCCTGTCTGGGTGCAGATCGTCAATGGAAAGACGGTGTGCATCTGCCATCGAGGGCGCAAAGGCTGCAAGAAGCCCTGCGAGAAGGACGTTGTCACGCGCAATAAGTTTGCTGGGTGGCAGGGTATCATGCGTCGTGATCGATTCGGTCGCTGAAAAGGTACTGTCGGGAGGGGGCGGCATCTGTTGCGGGCTCGACGACCCCATTTTTCGCCTAGTTAGTTTCCTGTTTTTCTGGTAATTTCGTTACGATTACCGCTGGAATGTGCGCAGGTATCGACGCAGATACCGCGCATTTTTCATACCACAGCGCGGGTGAGGCATACCGCGCTGACCTCCTAAGTTCATATGACCACATCGGGGTAAGGGTCACGCCCGTGCAGCACGGGTGCTGCGGTGAAATTCCGCTGAGCCCCCTCGAAAAAAACGAAAGGAGCTTGCTATATGGCTGAAACGAGACTCAAGATTGATGCCGAAGCTGAAATCAGCACGACAGAGCTGGCCGCGATCCTCGGCGTGACGGCGCGGCGTGTGCAGCAGATGGCGCAGGACGGAACAATCGTTCCGGTGCGACGCGGCTACTTCCAGCTCGGCGACGCGGTTCAGCGATATATCAATTTCCTTTCCAAACCGCAGATCAGCGAGGCCGAGCAGAAGCTGGAAACAGCGAAGCGGCAGTCCGAAGCGCAGCTCAAGCTCTCCAAAGCTCAGCTTGCGAAGATGGAGGTCGAGGAGCTGAAAGGCAAGCTGCACCGCTCGGAAGATGTGGAGGGCTTCACGGAAGATCTAATTTACACCATCCGCGCTGCGCTGCTGTCGCTTCCGGGGCGGCTGTCGGTTGACGTCACCGCCGCGCAAAGCCCGGCTGAGGCTGCCGAGATCATCCGCAAGGAAGTCCATAAGGTCATGCGCGAGCTGGCTGCGCATCACTACGATCCTGAGAAATACGCCGAGAAAGTAAACGAGCGGCGCGACTGGAGCAATGCGGGGCGCAGCTATGACGAAGAATGAGGCAGCGGCCGATGCGCTGAAAAAAGCCGAAGCCGAACGCCAAGCCAAACGTCGCGGCGCGGCACGTCTGAACAAGGCCATGCGCAAGGCGCTGGCTGGCATGACGCCGCCTGATGACCTTACCGTCACCCAATGGGCAGAAGCCAAACGCCGCCTCTCTGCTGAGAGCGCAGCCGAACCCGGCCCGTGGCGTACGGAGCGCACGCCCTATCTGCGCGAGCCGATGGACGCTTTTACGGACCCAAAGGTTCGGCACATCGTCATGGTGGCCGCATCGCAGGTCGGCAAGTCCGAGTTTCTGAATAACTGCATCGGCTACATCATTGACGAGGACCCCGGCTCTATTCTATTCATTCATCCCACAACCATTGACGCGCAGGAGTATTCCAAGCTCCGTATCGCGCCGATGCTGCGCGACAGTCCGGCTCTGCGGCAGAAGATCGCCGCGCCGAAAAGCCGCGACTCTCACAATACGATTCTCCAAAAGGCCTATCCGGGCGGCATCCTTACGATGTGCGGCTCGACCGAGGCACACGCGCTGGCATCAAAGCCTATCCGCTATGTGTTCGGCGACGAACGCGACCGATGGGCAACGAGCGCCGGCAATGAGGGCGATCCGTGGGATCTGGCAATGGCCAGGCAGACCACGTTCTATAATGCGAAGGCCGTCGAAGTATCAACTACGACGATCAAAAATGCCAGCGCCATCGAAGCTGCCTACTACACAGGCACGATGGAGCGGTGGAACTCCAAATGCCCGCATTGCGGCGAGTACCACGAAATCCGCTGGTCTGATATTCGCTTTGAGTACGACGAAATCATCGTCTCTCACAAGAAGACCTACAAGGTCAAGAAGGTGTACTACACCTGCCCCGGCTGCGGCTGCATTTCCACGGAAGCGGAGATGAAACGCGCCCCGGCAAAATGGATTGCCGAGAATCCGGAAGCCTACGGCCAAGGAACCCGTTCTTTCTGGCTGAACGCTTTCGTCAGCCAGTGGGCTTCGTGGGAATCTATCGTCCTGAAATATCTCAATGCGCTTGGCAGCACGAAAAAGATGCAGGTCGTTTTCAACACCTGCTTCGGTGAGCCGTGGGAAGACCGCGGCGACATTGAGGATGAGGATTCGCTGCTCGCTCGCCGCGAGGACTACGGCAAGGACAAAAACGGCGAGCCGGTCGAGCTGCCGCCGGGCGTCCTCGTTTTGACGGCTGGCGTTGATACGCAGGATGATCGCATGGAGTATGAGATCGTCGGGCACGGGTTCTTCGGCGAAACATGGGGCATTGAAAAAGGAATCGTCATGGGACGCCCGGATGATGACGCCACATGGAACAAACTCGATGAAGTTGTGTTCGACCGTGTGATGCGTTTTGAGAACGGCGTCGGCCTGCGGGTGTCTATGTCCTTCGTGGATGAGGGCGGTCACTTCACGCAGAGCGTTCGCGCTCAATGCAACGCCAGAATCAGCAAGAAGGTATTCTGCATCAAAGGTATGCCAGGACAGGATAAGCCCTATATCTCGCCGCCGAAAAAGCAGAAGATCTTCGTCAATCAGATCGCTGTCGGCACCTGCTGGCAATATCAGCTCGGCGTCGATTCCGGAAAGGAAATCATCATGGATAATCTGCGCGTACAGACGCCCGGACAGAAATATTGCCATTTCCCGAAGCGCGACGATTACGGTAGCGCCTATTTTGCGGGGCTGCTGTCGGAAACGAAGGTTTATGATCCGAATAAGAAGCAGCCGTGGTCGTGGAAGAAGATTCCCGGACACGAGCGCAACGAGCCTTTGGACTGCCGCAACTACGCGCTGGCCGCGTTCAAGGCTCTGCCCAAGAATCTTGATGAGATTGACCGCCAGATCAAGGCCGCCTCCGGTGTCCGTGTGCCTGCTCCGCCCTCGGCGAACATCACACCGCCGAAGCGCCGCCCGGCGCAGCGCGGCAGGCAGAAATACTACGACGATTGGTAAGGAGCGTGTTTTATGGCAAGCAGAATCATCATTGAGAAGCGGCTTGCGTTCCGCGAAGCGGCGCTTGAAAAGCTCTACGACGCATACACGGCGCTGGTAGACGGCGGCGTAAAATCCTACATGATTGATGACCGGCAGCTCACCCGTTTTGATCTCCCGGCGCTGTCTGAGGAAATTAAGCAGATGGAGAACGAGATCGATCAACTGACCTCGGAGCTGAACGGCAGCAAGCGCCGCAAGGCATTCGGCGTCATCCCCCGCGATTGGTGACCTTTTTCGTGAGGCCACGAAAATGATAAATACAGCAATTCGCCCGAAAGGGCTTTTGCACGGACAGTCTGGCGGAGTTTTCTCCTTTCGCCGCCAGACCGTCCGTTTTCTATTTCACAGGAGGCGAAAGCATTGAGCAAGAAAAATCATCGCCAGAGCGCCGCGCCGTATGTCAAGGGGTATAGCGAAGCTGGTGCGAGCGTCACCCGGCGCGCGCTCAAAGGGTTCACCCCAGACAGCGGTTCGCCAAACGAAGATATTAACCGCAACAACGCCACGCTGCGCCAGCGGTCGAGAATGCTTTATATGGCGTCGCCCGTGGCCACGAGCGCCATCAACACCAACCGCACAAAGGTTGTCGGCACAGGCTTGACGCTGAAAGCGACCGTCGACCGCGACCTGCTGGGGCTTTCTCCGGAGGCGGCAAAAGAGTGGCAGCACAAAGCCGAGATGGAATTTCGGCTCTGGGGCGGTAAAAAGCAGAACTGCGACGCGCTCGGCCTGAACAACTTCATGGCGCTGCAGCAGCTCGCGCTCAAATCGTGGCTCATGTCCGGAGACGTGTTTGTCCTGGTGAAGCGTTACCCGGCGGCGCCGCTGAATCCCTATTCTATGCGGTTGCACGTCATTGAAGCAGACCGCGTTTCCACACCTACCAACTTCAGCGGAGGCTACACCTACGGCGGCTTCATGGATGCCGTCGTTCCGGATGGGAAGCCCGGCGCCGGTCACCGCGTTTTCGACGGCGTGGAGGTCGACAAAAACGGCCGCGTCGTTGCCTATTACATCAGCAACACCTATCCGCACCAGATCACGACCGAGAAACAGGAATGGACGCGCGTCCCGGCCTACGGCGAGCGCACCGGCCTGCCGAATATCCTGCACATCATGGACAGCGAGCGCCCCGATCAGTACCGTGGCGTTCCGTATCTGGCACAGGTTATTGAGCCGCTGCTGCAGCTTCGCCGCTACACGGAATCGGAGCTGATGGCGGCGCTGGTGCAGAGTTTCTTTACGGCATGGATTGAAACGGAAACCGATCCGTCCGGTACGCCATTCAATGAAGTCGGCACAGGAGACATTGCCGGCGTTCCGACTGCCAGCCCGGATGGTGCTGGTGCAAGCAATATCTCCGACGATCCCAACGAGTACGAAATGGGGCCGGGTACGGTAACGCACCTTGCTCCCGGCGAGAAAGTCAGCTTTGGCAGTCCGAACATCCCGACCGCAGGGTTTGAGACGTTCGTGAAGACAATTTGCCGCTTGGTCGGCTCGGCGCTGGAACTGCCTTATGACGTACTCATCAAGGAATTCAACAGCTCCTACTCTGCAAGCCGCGGTGCGCTGCTGGAAGCATGGGAAGCGTTCAAAATGCGCCGGTCTTGGTTCGTGAACGACTTCTGCCAGCCGATCTACGAGCTGTTCATGGCCGAAGCTGTTGCGCTCGGACGCATCAATGCTCCGGGCTTCCACACAGATCCGCTCTTGCGTGAGGCGTGGTGCGGCGCTCGCTGGATTGGCCCCGTTCAGGGTTCCCTCGACCCGAAGAAGGAGGCCGAGGCCGCTCTGATGCTGACCAACCGCGCCATCAAGACGAACGATCAGGTTACGCGCGAAATGTCTGGCGGCGACTGGGAAGAAAATGTCGATCAGCTTTCGCGTGAAAATGAATTGCTCGCAGCCATCGGGAGCGTACAGCAGCCAGCAGAAAACACACCGCCTGCGAGCGGTGAAGAGTGAAGGAGGAATCGGGCATGAAAATGAAAAATGCGCCGGCTATTTCGATCAGCAAAAAGGTCTATACCATGGCCACTACGGATGAATCTGGCAGCTCGGCCGAGATCACCATGTATGGAGACATCTATGAGCAGCAGCCGACAAACTGGTGGGGCGAACCCATCGAGGGGCAGTACATTCTGCTCAGTGAGTTTTTGGAGGACCTCAAGCAGATTTCTTCCTGCATGAACATCACAATCCGCATGAACAGCTACGGTGGCGACGCCGGAGCCTCAAATATGATTCATAACCGCCTGCGGGAGCTTTCCCGGAGCGGCGCAAAGCTCACCTGTATTGTGGACGGCGTAGCCATGTCGGGCGGCAGCATCATCATGTGCGCCTGCGATACGGTCAAGGTCAATCCGTCCAGCATCATTATGATTCACAAGTGCTGGCAGTTTCTTTTCGGCGGCTATAACGCCGATGAGCTGCGGGAGCAGGCTACGCAGCAGGACGCATGGGATAAGATGCAGTCCGAGGTCTACAAGCGAAAAACCGGGCTTTCCGAAACAGTCATCATGCACATGATGGCAGATACAACCTACATGACAGGTCGTGAGGCCATCGAAAAGGGCTTCGCGGATGAACTGATTGAAGATGCCGAGCCTGTCGGTATCGCCGCCAGCGCGGACGGGCGCAGCCTGTTCGTGCGCGGCAAGCAGTTTCACCTCGCTCCGGGCATGTTTGCCCCGGACAACATTCCTACGGTCGATTCCGAGGCAGCGGCCCCGGTTGAGGCGAATAAAAACAAGCCGGAGAATCCCGGCGAAGAAGGAGGAAACTCTATGACACTGGAAGAGCTCCGGGCAAAATACCCGGACGAAATTGCTCAGGCTGAAGCTGCTGCACGGGCCGCTGTCGATCACACCGAAGCGGTCAATGCGGCGGTTCAGGCCGAACGGGAACGGATGCAGGAAATTGACGAAGTCGCCAGCCTGCTCGATCCTGCCGACGTGCGCGAAGCCAAGTACGGCGAAAAGCCTTGCACCGCCGCCGATCTGGTGATGGCTGACGCGAAGAAGCGCGCAAAGCAGGGCAAGAAATTCATGTCCGACCTCAAGGACGATGCCGACGAGTCCAACGCCGAAGGCGTTGGCGCAACGCCTCCCCCTGCTGAGGAAGCGGAAGAAGACGATGACGCGAAGAAGACCCCGGAAGCGCGGCTGGCCGATGCACGGGCCAAGGTTTCTGCGCTGTTCGGCAAGAAGGAGGGCTAAGCTATGACGAACCTGAGCAAGAAACTCGGTGAGATGAATTTCGACGGTCTGTTCACGGACGTCGTGCCTGCCGTTCAGGTACGCGGCGGCACCATTCGCAAACAGACCACTTCTGCCGTCACACTCAAGCGCGGCACGATTCTCGCAAAATCCTACGGCACGGCCGGCGACGGCAAGCTGGTGATCCTCGGCTCCACTGCCGCGACCAATGAAACGCTGACGCCGGATTGCGTACTCTGCGACGATGTTACCGTTGGCACCGACGCCGACGAAAAGGTCGCGGTCTACACGGCCGGCTGCTTCGACCCCGACAAGGTGAGCGTCGCTGCCAGCTACAGCATCACCGAAACCGACAAAGATAATCTGCGTATGCGCGGTATCGTCTTCAAGGACGCCGCTGCTGCCGACTAAGGAGGGAGTCAACTATGAGTGCAGAACTGAACTTCTTTGATACCTATATCCTGATGGCGATTGTTGAGGAAATCGTGCCCAAGCAGACGTTCTTCAAGGATCGCTACTTCCCGACGGGCGATGACGACATCTTCGCTTCCGACAAGGTGCTGACCGAGTATCGCAAGGGCGACCGCAAGATGGCGGCGTTCGTGTCTTCCCGCGCCGGTGATATTCCGATGGAACGCCGGGGCTTTGAGATCCACGAATACCAGCCCGCGTTCATCGCGCCTTCCCGTCTGCTGACGCAGGACGATCTGCGCAAGCGCGGCTTCGGCGAAGCCATCTATGCCAACAGCACCCCGGCCCAGCGCGCCGCCCGCCTGCAGCGTGACGATCTTTCCGATATGGACATTCGCATCACCCGTCGTGAAGAGTGGATGGCCGTCCAGACCATGATCAACAACTCCTGCACGATGCAGTCGTACATCGACGATAAGACCGAAGGTGAAAAGCTGTATGTGCAGTTTTATGACGCGACGAGCGATCACGCCTACACCGTCAGCACCAAGTGGAACGCAACTGACGAAAAGGGTGCGGCGTTCTTCTCCGACGTGAAGAATATGTGCCGCAAGCTGTCCAAGCGTGGCCTCCGGGCAGCAGACCTCGTGATCGGCTCCGACGTTGCAGACGCGATCCTCGCTCTCACGGACGTCAAGTCCCTGCTCGACCGCAACAGCGGCATCATCATCGGCACGATTGATCAGCAGCTCAGCCCCTATGACGGCGTTACCTATATGGGTACGCTGAACTTCGGCGGTTTCCGCCTCAACGTGATTTGCGTGGACGAAACCTATGTCGATGACAGCGGTGCGGAGCAGCGGTACTTCCCCGCGACCTCTGCAATGGTCACAGCTCCCGACTGCGGTCACATGATGTACGGCCAGATCACGCAGATTGATTACGGCTCGACCGACTTCTCCACCTACGTTGCGAAGCGCGTCCCGAAGTTTGTTCTCGACCAGCCCAACGACAGACGCAAGCTGCGCTTGGCTGCCCGTCCGCTGGCTGCGCCGAAAAACTACTGCCCGTACATCTACGCGGCAAACGTCGTGGCCTGATCGGCGCGTGAAAGGAGTACGGCATGAAAATTGAAATTATCAGCGGTTCCTACGGCTGGCGTAAGACCAAGGACGCCATGCCGAAGCTCGTTGAGCGCGGCGGCATCTGCGAGGTAGACGAAGCCGAAGCAAGGCGTCTCGTCGCGCTCGGCGTCGCAGCGATCGTCCACGAAGCGGACGAAGCGCCTGTTGCAAGCGGCAGCACGGTCGAAAGCGGCGACATCCCCTGCGTCGATATGCCCAGCGCAGAAAACGGCGCAGAGAGCGACGCAGAGGCCCATCTTGACCCCGAGCAGCTCAAAACGCTGACCAAAGCCAAGCTCACGGAGCTGGCCAAGGAGATGGGCATCGACACTGCTAAGCTCAAAACCAAGGCGCAGCTGATCGCCGCCATTACGGATGTTCCGCTGGAGGACGCGATCGCCGAGGACGACGACGGCGTGGACGACGGCGAAGCGCCCCCTGTGCTGACGCCGGAGGCGCCTGTGGTATGAGCGGCTTCAAGGATATGGTCGCCCGCGACAACTTCGGCGTGTTCCTCAACTGCGACGAGTTCGCGGAAAAGCGCACCGTCAAGTATGACGGGGCGACCTACGAGGATATTCCCATCGTCCTCTCCGGTCTGAAGGAGAAGGACCGCCGCCAGCTTATGAGCGATCATATTCAGGGGCTGTTCCTCGTTTCGTCCGTGCTGCATTGCAGGATTCAGGATCTCGGCGGCAACCAACCGGAAAAAGGGACGCGCATGGAGATCAGCGATCCCGACGACGCTACTTTCTTCCGACGCTTCTACGTCGCCTCGTCGGTCTGCGAGCTGGGGCTGCTTCGCGTGGAATTGGAGGCGTTCAACGAATGAGCAGCTTCTATGTCGAGTTTATCGGCGCTGAGAAATTTCAGAAAGCGGAACAAATGCTCGCCGATGTGCCGGGCGGAATGGATCGTGCGCTGAAATCTGCCACAAAACGTGCCGTATCGTTTCTGCGAACGCAAAGCACGAAAGAAATCCGGCAGCGGTATGACATCACCAGAAAAGATATTCGCGCAGAGCAGAATATCCGTGTCAATTACCGCTATTTCAATGGCATTGAAGCGCGTGTCTCGTTCCGCGGCAACAAAATTCCACTCTGGCGCTATGGCGGCTCGTCTCCGAAGACGCCGACCGTCAATCCAGATAAGACCGTCATGGCCATTGTCAACGGCAATCTTCGCCCGGTTCATCCGGGCATTGCCGCGGCAGGCCATCAGCTCGTTTCAACTTCGCCGACCACGTTCTCCCGCGCGTTCGTCGCGCAGATGAAATCCGGACACATCGGCATCTTCGAGCGGACAGGCGGCACGACGGCGACCGGAGACGCGGAGATCAAGGAAATCATGGGTTCGTCTGTTCCTCAGATGCTCGGCAACGAAGATGTCCAGGAAAGCCTCGCTGAAAAGACGATGACGAAAATGGATGAACGTTTGGAGCATGAAGTGAACCGAATCCTTGCAGGATGGGGAGGCTAAATTTTGACACGACTGAATTTATTGGACGCGCTCACGAGCTTCACGAATGAGGTCATGCGCGAAACGCTCCTTCCCGTGCGGCGGCAGAAGGGCGACGAGGAAGAACCTGCCGAGCGCCCGCCGCTGGTCTACCGCCAGCGTCTGCCCGATGTCAAATCCGCTACCTCGAAAGCGCCGTACATTCTGCATCAGATCGTCACTGGCGAAGATGAGCAGAAGCCCGGCGAGCCGACGGACAGCAGCGTTGAGGTCCGCTCTCTTTTCTGCGTGTACGGTGAAGACGATCAGGAAGGTGCGCTGCGGCTGCTTACGACGGTCGAGCATTTCCGTCAAGAGCTTCTGATGCACGGCGTAATCGCCAAGCAGTTTGCGCTGGATCTTTCACAGAAGCTGTCCACACTCTACTACACCGACAACACCGCACCGTACTTCTGCGCGGAGCTGGTGTCGGTCTGGAAAATCCCCAGTGTCAACAGGGAGGCATTTGCATGGTAAAAGCCAAAGGCAAGGCCGGTGCGAAAAGCGCCGGCTTTTGTATGTACATCGGGCCGAGCATCGTCGGCACGATCCAGCAGGCGCGTATTCTGTACGGTGACAAGCAGGACGCGCTCGCGCAGATCTCGGCAGCGGTTGAGAAATATCCGCTGATTGCCACGCTGGTTATCCCCGGCGATCAGGTATCCGAGGCAAGAATCAAAGTCAAAACACCCGGTAATCTGCTCTATGTGAATTATCACAAGCTGGCAGACCGGAGAAAGAAGGAGGAGTAACCATTGAAGCATGGCGTATATGTGCGGGAGCAGAAAACGAGCGTTTCGACGCCCGTTGTCGCTGAATCCGGTGTGCCGTTCGTTGTCGGCACAGCACCGGTTCACTCCGCAGAATCCCCGGCCGCGCTCTTTACCCCGGTGCTTTGCACCGACTGGGAAGACGCGGTAAAGAAGCTGGGCTATTCCGACGACTGGAAGACCTACACGATCTGCGAAGTCATGTACTCGCATTTCAAGCTGTTCCAGCGTCAGCCAATCATCTTCTGCAACGTGCTTGATCCGAGCACCAACAAGGAGGCCGTCGCGGGCGCGGAAGTCACCCTTTCCGGCAAGCAGGCAAAGCTGCCGTTCGACGCGATCCTGTCCAGTCTCGTTGTCAAGACGGCATCTTCGTCCGAATCGCCGCTTGTCAAAGACACGGACTATGCCGCGTACTACTCGGACGGCAACCTTATCGTCGAGACGATCGAGGACGGCGCAGCCAAGGACGCGACCAAACTCTTTATCAGCTACGACAAGGTCAAGACGACTGAAATCGGCGACGATGATATTGTCAAGGGCATCGAGGCGATTGACCTCTGCATGGCAACCGTCAGCATCACGCCCGACCTCATCATCGCGCCCGGATGGTCGCATACCAGCACGGTGCAGGCCGTCATGGCGGCGAAGGCCGAAGTCATCAACGGCATTCTCGGCGCAAAGTCCATCTGCGATATTGACTGCTCCGCCAGCGGCGCACGCAGCTATGACGCCGTCGCCGCGAAGAAGTCCGCGACGAACCTGATCGACCCGGCTCAGATTGCAGTCTGGCCGCAGGTGAAGCTCGGCAGCAAGCAGTTCCATCTCTCCGCCCAGCTCGCGGGCCTGATGGCGAAGGTGGACAGCGGCAACGACGGTGTGCCGTATGAATCGCCCTCTAATAAGGCCCTCCAGTGCGACGGCGCTTGCCTGGAAGACGGCACAGACGTCACCCTCACGCTGGAGCAGGCGAACATTCTGAACGCCAACGGCATTTGCACGGCGCTCAAGTTTATGAATGGCTTCGTGGCGTGGGGCAACTACACCGCCTGCTACCCCAGCAACACCGACATCAAGGACTATTTCATCCCGATCAGCAGAATGTTCAAGTGGGTCGGCAACTCCCTCATCAAGACGTTCTGGTCGAAGACGGACAGCCCCATGAACCGGCGCCTGCTGGACAACATCAAGGATTCCGCGAACAACTGGCTCGCAGGGCTTGTGGGCAGCGAGTATCTGCTCGGCGCCCGCGTTGAGATCCTCGACTCCGAGAATCCCATGACGGACCTCATGGCCGGTATCGTGAGAATCCACATCTACATGACGCCGCCCAGCCCTGCACAGGAGATCGACTTCGTACTCGAATACGACACCGATTACGTGCAGAGCGCGTTGGCGTGACGAAGGAGGACTGAACAATGGGAATGGTAGATCAGGCCGTAATCAACTTTGCCTGCTACGAAGACGCCAAAGACTTCCTCGGTCTGGCTTCCGTGACGCTGCCCGATGTTGATTTCATTGTTGCGACCGTCTCCGGTGCTGGCATTGCCGGCAACGTGGAGGCGCCGATCATCGGCCATATGAACGCCATGACCGCGCAGCTCAAATTCCGCACCTTCAGCGCTGAGAGCCTGAAGCTGCTGGAGCCGCGCGAACACAACATCGACCTGCGCGCGCCGCAGCAGGTGTACGACCCGATTGCGGGCGTTTACAAGACGCAGTCCGTCAAGCACGTCCTCGTGCTTGTTCCGAAGACGCTGTCGAACGGCAATATCGCCCCGGCGTCTCCCACGGACGGCTCTGGCAGCTACGCCGTGCGCCGCTGGGTGACGTACATCGATGACGCGAAGGTCATGGAGCTTGACCCGTACAACTACATCTGCGAGGTGAACGGTGTCGACTATCTTTCCGACACCCGCAAGGCCCTCGGCAAATCGTAAATCTTTGGGGCGGCGCGCGATGCGTCGCCCCACCACTCTTGAAAGGAGCTATGAATCATGGAAAACAAGAATATTCAGAAAACGACCGCAGAGGAAAGCAGTGACATCTTCGCTGTTGCGGAAGATCAGGATAAGAAAAACGCCGCAATCGACTATGCGGCATTTGTGATGCAGCTTGCAAGGCCGCTCGTTCACGATGAAAAAACCTACACGGAGCTGACCTTCAACTTTGAAGATCTCAGCGGAAATGACTCCCTTGCGATTGAGCGGGAGCTGCAAATGCTCGGGCATACGGTGATCGTTGCGAACTTTGACAGCGAGTACCTTATCCGTGTTTGCGTCAAGGCGTGCACCGAGAAACTTGGTCTTGACGCGCTGGGCAAGCTCAGTATCCGCGATTTCAACCGTCTGCGGAACACCGTAAGAGGTTTTTTATCGCGCAAGGAGTGATCGTCGGAGATGGCGGCGTATGGCTTCGCAGGCAATGCCTCGCCATGGCCCGGACGAACAACACTCCGGTAGATTTCTGGTTATCTCTACGTCTCGGCGAATTTTCGCAATGGGTGAAAGCCTCTAATGCGCTGATTGCCGAGGAAATGGAGAAGCGAAAACAAAAACGCAAGTGAAAGTGAGGCGGAGATATTGGCATCGCGGAAAGAATATGAGATGCTATTTGCGCTTGAAGCGCAGCTTGGCCGCGAGTTTCGCACGACCTTTGCAAAGGCCCGCGGCGAGCTCGGCGACACGGCCGATAGTGCAGAATCTTTCGGCAGCCGCGCGACACAGGCCGTGGACGCGGTGTCGAGCGTTCTTGCTGCGGCTGGTATCTCCGCTGCGCTTAAAGAAATAAAGGAAGGCTTTGACGAGTGTGTGCAGGCGTCGATGGATTTCGAGTCTGCCATCACCGGCGTCGCCAAGACGACAGACCTGACAGACGAAGAACTGGCAGATATGTCGGACGCAATTAAAGCCATGTCCACGGAGATCCCGGCATCTACGACCGAGATCGCCGCCGTCGCTGAAGCTGCTGGCCAGCTTGGCATTCAGAAAGACGCGCTGCTCGATTTTACGCGCGTTATGACAATGCTCGGCACAGCGACGAACATGACAGCCGAAGATGCCGCAACCGCCCTCGCGCGGTTCGCGAACATTACAGGCATGTCCGCAGACAATTATGATCGTCTCGGCGCCGTGATCGTTGATCTTGGCAATAACTTTGCAACGACTGAATCTGAGATCACGCAGATGGGTACGCGCCTTGCCTCTGGCGGCAAGCTGGCCGGTCTGACGGAACCTCAGATCATGGCGCTTGCCGCAGCAATGTCCTCCGTCGGCATCGAGGCCGAAGCTGGCGGCACGGCCATGACGCAGACGCTCAATGCCATCGAAAAGGCTGTTGCAACCGGCGAAGATTCTTTACAGAGCTTCGCAGATGTTGCAGGAATGTCTGCGGATTCGTTCGCGGAAATGTGGAATACGGACGCGCTGGGCGCTCTGACAGCGTTTATCCGCGGGCTTGGCAATCTGGACGAACAGGGCGAAAGCGCTGTTCTGGTGCTGGAAGACCTCGGCCTTACCGGCATTCGCCAGAGCAATATGCTAAAATCCCTCGCTCTGGCAGCAGACCAGATGGACAGCGCCGTACAGACGGCAAATACCGCGTGGGATGAGAATATCGCTCTGACGAACGAAGCCAACAAGCGATACGCCACCACGCAATCCAAGCTGGATATGATGCAGAACGCCTACAACAACCTCAAGGTTGCCGTAGGCGATGCTTTTACCCCGGCGCTGCGCGATGCCTACGACGCCGGTACGGACGTGCTGAACGTCCTCGGCGAGTTTGTGCAGGAGAATCCTGCGCTCGTCAAGGGTGTTGCAACATTCACGGGCGTAGTCGGCGGTGCGACGGTCGCATTGACGGCATACGCCGCAATCTCCAAAGTCATTAAAGCGCTGGACATTGCCACAACATTCGGTGGAATGGCCGGGCCGATCATGTTGGGTGTGACCGCCGTGGCCGCGCTGGCTGGCGGAATCGTGGCAATGGCTGATGCAGCCGAAGACCGTGCGGCTCCGTCCGTAAAGGAATTGACAGAAGCTGCGCGTGACATGAACGAGGCGCTTACCGACGCAAAGTCTGGCTTCGATGATTCTGTCGGCAGCACAATGGCAACGGCCACAGTTGCGGAGCAGTACATTGACCGGCTGAAAGAGCTGGATTCTGTTGGTGAAAAAACGACTGCCCAGCAGCAGGAATATCACGGAATCCTCATGAAGCTGGTTGAGACCATTCCGGAGCTATCCAGCTATATTGACCTTGAAAACGACTCCATCGACGGCGGCACGGCTGCGCTCAAAGCAAATACGGACGCATGGGTAGAAAATGCCCGCGCACAGGCATACCAAAACGAGCTTTCCGAGATCTATGCGAAGTATGCCGATGTTGAAATCGAGCGGGCAAAGCGCCGGGCAGAGCTGACGGATGCAGAGGAAGCCGCGCATGAAGCTACTCAGGCCTATAATGACGCGCTTGCCAAGCAAAATGCGCTTTACGCCGAAGCGCAGAAAAAGGCTGATGCCTATTACGAAGAAACCGGCGTTCTCCGTGATGCCGAATACTTCCTTGGTGACGAAATCAACGCCGTCAACGATGAGGTCACAGACGCCAACATTGCGTGGATTGAGGCCGCGACGCACGTTACAAACCTGAAAGAAGCGATTGAGGAAGACAACAATGCGCTCAGTGCGGCGGATGAAGAAATTCAGGCCGTAACGGACGCATACGAAAGCCTCACGGAAGCAACGGATGACTCGACCGAAGCAACCGAAAATGCTTCGCGCGGACAGACGGAGCTGAACACCGAGATCAGCAGCGTCAAGGAACGTGTCGAGGCTCTCCAGCAGGCGTATCAGGAAGCCTATAAAGCTGCCGCAGAAAGCGTTCAGGGCCAATATGCACTTTGGCAGCAGGCAGACAGCATCGTTGCGACCTCTGCGTCCAGCATCAACAGTAATCTCCAAGGCCAGATCACGCATTGGCAGACGTACAATGAAAACCTTGCAAGTCTGCGGGAAAGAACCGATGATATTGAGGGTCTGAGCGACCTGATTGGCTCCTTTGCCGATGGCAGCGCAGACAGCGTCAACGCGATTGCCGGTATGGCTGCTGCCAGCGACGAAGATCTGACGGCGATGGTTGCGAACTGGAAGAAGCTGCGCGAAGAACAGGATAAAGCCGCAGAGGATATTGCGGACTTCCGCACCGGCTTCTCCGAGTTCATGGACGCGATCAGCGCAGACCTTGAAAACGCCGTTGACGGCATGGACTACGGCACCGAAGCTGCAGCAGCTGGACGCGCCACAATTCAGGGCTTTATTGATGGCGCGACGGGAATGCTGCCGACGGTGCAGCAGGCGTACTCCCAGCTTGGAAGCGCCGCGCTTGCCGCCCTCAACCGAAACGGCTATTACAATGGCAGTTTCCCAAACCGCCGCATTAGCGGGTTCTCCCGATATGCCAGCGGCACGACCTCTGCAGAAGCCGGTCTTGCCCTTGTCGGTGAAGAAGGTCCTGAGTTCGTCATGATGCACGGCGGCGAAGCTGTTCTCAATGCAGCCGATACGCACAGCGCCATTGAAGCTATGACCGCTACCTCCGACAGTGCCGTTCCCGTGCAGGTGAACATCACTGTCGAGGGGGACGTCAACGACGGCGTGATGGACAGGCTGGAGAGCTACGGCGAGGAATTTGCCGAGCATGTGCGCGCTGTGATCCGCGAAGACAACATCAACGCGCAGCGGGGGGCATACCGATGAGCAAAATCTACACGACCGTACAGGGCGATATGTGGGACATGATCGCCTATAAGGAAATGGGCAGCGTGGACTATACGGACGATCTGATGAACGCCAATAGCTCGCTGCTTGGGTATTTCTCTTTCCCGTCAGGCATTGTGCTGACAATCCCTGATGTGCAGGAAACCGGCGCGTCTACGCTGCCGCCTTGGAAGCAGGTGCGGAAATGAGCAGCCGGAATCTTGCCAGACGCACAAAAGCCGAGGTTTCTTTCGGCGGCGTCAATATCACAAAATCCATCCAGCCATATCTTCTGTCCATCACATACACAGACAACGAAGAGGACGAAACGGACGATCTGCAGATCAAAATTCAGGACCGCGACGATCTGTGGCTCATGCACTGGCTGGATGAGATTTCCGAGAATCTTTCGTGGGCATCGTCATCCGGTGAGAGCGGGAGCGGCGATGCTGTTGTCAGCGAGGCAAACAAGTACCTCGGCACGCCGTATGTTTGGGGCGGCAGCGGTCCGAGTGGCTTTGACTGCTCCGGGCTTGTTTACTACGCGCTCAACGAAGCCGGAATCAGCGTTCCCAGAACAACGGCGCAGGGGTACAAGGACATGGCGGCGCCGGTCAATGAAGCCACGGCGAAGCCCGGCGACCTCATCTTCTTCGGCACGCAAGGTGTTGTCGATCATGTTGGCATCTACATGGGAAACGGGCAGATGATTAATGCGACCGGCGCGCGCGTACAGATCACAGACATCAACACCCGCAGAGCCGGAATCATCAGCTGGGGCAGGATCGGCGGCTCGTCGCAAGGCGGCCCCGCTTCCTCCACGCAGGCAGCCGCGCAAAGCGGCGGCTCAAGCTCGGCTGCTTCCTCTGGCGAGCAGGGTGCGTCCTCCGATGGCAGCGGCGCGGAGCAGCGGCTTGCCATGGACGTTGTGTTTGTACGCGAGAATTGGAACAGCGACGGCTCTGACGCGGTGCTGCCGTGCGGAGAATTTGAACTCGATCACATTTCCTGCAGCGGACCGCCGAACACGGTCTGCATCAAAGGTTCCTCGATTCCGTTTTCCTCGCAGCTCCGCCAGACCTGCAAGAGCAAAGCATGGGAAAGCTATACGCTCTCCGGCATCGCAAATGAGATCGCCGGAAACGGCGGCATGACGTGCATGTATGAATCAGACAGCGACCCGTATTATGAGCGCGTCGAGCAGATTGACATGAGTGACATTGAATTTTTGTCGCAGCTCTGCCACGATGCGGGGATTTCTCTCAAGGCAACAAATCAGATCCTCGTGCTGTTCGATCAGCGCAAATACGAAGCGTTGCCGGAGGTCATTACCATCAAACGCTACGACCGCAGCTACAAGACCTATCAGCTCGAAACCAGCGCAGCCGATGTGCAGTATGCGTCGTGCCGGGTGTCCTACGTCAACCCGGAAACAGGTCAGTGCATCGAGGGCATCGCCAAAATTGAGGGATACACCGAGGACCCGAACAACCAGCAGCTAGAGCTTACCGCCAAGGTGGAAACAGCGGAAGAGGCAAAGGAGCTGGCAGAAAAGAATCTCCGGCTGCACAACAAGTTCTGCCGTCAGGCACGGTTTCTGCTGCCGGGAGATACAAACCTTGTCGCAGGCGTCAATGTCATGCTGAAAGGCTGGGGCGGCTACGACGGGAAGTACATCATCAAGCAGGCTGTCCACAAGCTGGATGGCAGCGGCTACACAACGCAGATCTCTTTGCGCATGGTATTGGAGGGATATTGATGGATACTGAAAAAGTGCTCAAGCGGCTTGTTCGCATCGGGACAGTGACGGACATCGACAATGCCAAGCGAAAGGCGCGTGTGAAGTTTCAGGACTGCAATATGACGTCCGGCTGGCTCTATGTGCTGGATACGCACCCGCACATTCCAGCATACGACCCTGCGCCGCAAAAGACGCAAGTGCAGGAGGGGCATCAGCACGATCTGACGATCAAGCCTTGGATGCCGCTGGTCAATGATACGGTTCTTACGCTCTATCTGCCTGTGTTCAACGGAGACGGCTTCGTGCTGGGAGGTATCGGATGATTGTAGGAGCATTGGGAGGCATTGTCTTTTCGGTATCGTCACGCACGGTAAAAACGATCAGCAATCTCGTATGGTCCGGCTCTGCGCGATACGCTACGCACGATCTTCACGCCGGCAACAGCATATCGGAATACACGGGAACGAACCTTGCGAAGATTACCTTTGACATTCAGCTTTTGTCCTCGCTCGGCGTCGATCCGATGTCCGAGATCTGGCGGCTGTTTGATCTGGAGCGGCAAGGCGCGACGCTGCCGCTTACAATCGGCAATCACGGATACGGGCGCCACCGCTGGTCGATCCTGAATCACAAGGTCAAGGCAGAGCACTTTGACGGGCACGGGAACATCATCGGCGCGACGCTGAGCATTTCCCTGCAAGAATACTTACGATGAGAGGCGCGCTATGGGATACAAGATCACTATGTCGGAGATCGGACCGATCAGCCTGAACGAAACCGACACCGTAAAATCCATTCTGCAGAACGTGTCCATCATCCTGCGGACGATCAAGGGCTCCTGCCCGATGTATCGCGGCTTCGGCGTTGACGCAACCTTGATCGACCGCCCGATTCCGGCGGCGAAGGTGCTGCTGTTTTCGCAGATTCGTGAAGCGATCGAAGAATACGAGCCGCGCGTCCGCGTCAAAAGCGTTGACTTCGATACACGCTCAGAGATGCAGGGCGCGTTGATTCCGATTGTGGAGGTGGAAATCGTCAATGAGCCGTAACACAGAATTTCAGTTTGTTTCGACAGACGCTGCGGAGATCACCAATTTTCTGATTTCCGTCTATGAAAATCTCACTGGCATAAGCGTCAGACCCGCCAGCCCCGAAAAGCTGTTTGCGCAGTGGGTAGCCAGCGTCATTATTCAAGAGCGCGTCTACAACAACTACACGGCAAATCAGAACATTCCGAGCCGTGCTGATGGCAAGAACCTTGACGCGCTGGCGGAGCTTTATTATTTGCAGAAGCGGCCGCAGGCGAAGCCCGCCTACTGCACGGAACGCTTCACAATCTCCGAGGCGCAGACGTTTGCCGTCCTCGTTCCAAAGGGAACGCGCGTCACCGATGCGAGCAATACCCTGATCTGGGAAACCGTTGCCGACGCCTATATCAGCGCAGGCGAAACCTATGTTGATACTGCGATTCGGTGCCAGACAGACGGCACAATCGGCAACGGCTACGCGCTCGGGCAGCTCAATGTGATCGTTGATGTGTTCGACTACTACACGTCCTGCACCAATATCACGACTTCCGACGACGGCTCGGAGATCGCCAGCGACGAAGAATTCTACGAGCTGATGCGCGAATCCATGTTCGCGTTTTCTACGGCTGGCGCGGTCGGCTCCTACATCTACCACGCAAAATCCGTGTCCACAGAGATTGCCGACGTGCAGGCTGTTCGCCCGGCCGTCGTAAAGAAAGTGACGCTTGATCTCTACACGAAAGGCGGCGTCAAGTACGCTTTTTGGGGCGGTGATACCATCGACCTGCCCTCTCTGGCGGTCTACGCCAAGGGCAGCAGCACGGCGGCAAGCGCCGACACGGACTATACCGCCACCTACGAAAACGGTCTGCTGCAAATTGCAATCACCGCAGGCGGCGCGCTGGCAAGTGCAAGTCAGATCGACGTGTCGCTCACCTTTGACGGAGCAGGACACGTCGATATTTACGTTCTGATGGCAGACGGCACGATCGCAACTACTGAAATCAAAAACGCCGTCCTTGCCGCCTGCAACGAAAGCAAGGTGCGTCCTCTGGCGGACTATGTCAGTGCGAAAGACCCCGGTATCGTCTCCTACGACATCGACTTTACCTACTACGTCCCAACCGATACAACGCTCTCCGGCGCGGCGATTCAGGAAGCCGTGAATGCAGCCGTTGAGCAGTATGTCGCGTGGCAGTCCGGCAAACTCGGCCGCGACATCAACCCCGACAAGCTGCGTGATCTTTTGTTCCACACAGGCGTCAAGCGGATCGTGCTCCGCTCCCCGAGCTATACGGTGCTGGAGGGCGGAAAGAACAACGCCGCGCCGCAGATTGCAAAGCTAGGGGCAAAAACAATCGTGAACGGAGGCTACGAGGATGAATGAGCAGTACGGTCTCACGGTTGAGAACCTGCTGAATGTCCTCCCCGATGTGCTGCGGCAGGATGAAAAAATGCTCGCACTCGCAACCGGCGTCGCGGAGATCCTGACAGCGCGCCCCGCCGAGATCGAGCAAAACATGATCTACCAGCACATCGACACGCTGCCGGAGGCGCTGCTCGATCAGCTTGCGCATGACTTTGGCGTGAGCTGGTGGGATAACGACTGGAGCATTGAGCAGAAGCGTGCCACGTTCCGCGAGTCCTGGCACGTCCGCAGACACCTCGGCACGAAGTACGCCGTCGAGCTGGCGCTGTCTACCTCGTTCGGCTCCGGCAAGGTGCAGGAATGGTTTGAATACGGCGGCGAGCCGAATCACTACCGCATCTTCGATGTGGACATCCGGCAGGTCAACGACAACATCCGCACGTTCCTGCAGATCCTTGAAGTGGTCAGCCGCAAGAGCGCAGTGCTGGACAGTATTCGCGCGATCTCTGTTCGGGAGCTGATTCTGTACTTCGGCGCGGTTATGAGCGTCACGAAGAAATTCAAGCTCACCACGGGCGAGGTCAACACGGACATCGACATCATGGGCGATGAAGCCGGAAACGCTCTGTGCGACTGGGATGGCGGCTTGATTATGATGGATAAGGAGGCAACGGTATGACACACTGGCTGACCCCTGACGGGTACAACGTCATGCTTCGCGGGCTCATAGGCGACGCGATCAAATTCACACGCATCAAATACGGCAACGGTACGCCGGGCGACGGCGCGAACGACTTGAAAAACCCGCTGCTCTCCCTGAAAATTGCTTCTGCGACGCGCAGCGAAAAATACATCACGCTGACGGTGTCGTTCAAGAACGTCGAGCTGGAGATCACGGGCTTCTGGGCAACGGAGATCGGCATTTTCGTCGAAGACCCTGACGACCCCACGAATGAACTCTGCTACTGCATCTGGCAGGAAACAGAGGTCGAAAAAGCGGACTATATCAATCCCAACGTTGAGCGCCTGCTTGCGTCGCAGTATGATTTCGTGGTGTTCGTCAGCGAGGCCGAAAACGTGTCTGCGGCGCTTGGTGAAACGCTGGTCTACGCAACCGTTACGGAACTGAACAATCACAAAAACGACAAGAACAATCCACACAAGGTGACCAAGGAGCAGATCGGACTTGGAAACGTAGAAAACAAGGCTCTGATCGACCAGACGCCCACCTTTGCGACAGCAAAGGAGCTGTCGGATATTTCATCCGGCGAGAAGATGGGATCTATCCTCGGAAAGGTCGCAAAGGCGTTGTCGCTGCTGAAATCGCATCTTTCCGACTACAGCAACCCGCATAAGGTAAAGCCCGGTGACATCGGCGCCGCCGCATCAAAGCATTCGCACAGCGCCACTGACATCAACGACGGCACGGTCGTCGTGCGGCGCGGCGGCACAGGGCGCAGTGAGTGGACGAAGAATTGCATTGTCTTCGCAGACGGCGAGAAATCGCTCAGTCAGGTTGCCGCGCCGACGGAAACTTCGCTGCTGGCGCAAGGACCAGATTCCGCTCCTGTCTTTATGAAGCTGTCCAGTCTGGCGTTGTTTGTCACCGGCAACACGCCGCCGACGCAGAAGAATCTTTTCTGGATTGATCCGACACCTGTTACCGGCGGCTTGAAGTATTGGAACGGCACCGACTGGGAGCACGTTCCTGTTGCTTATTCTTGATCTTAGGAGAACTCTCGTATGAAAATTCAGATTGAAGCCGAGCTGTCCAATTACATCGAGTCCCTGCACTATGACAAAAACGCCGTCCGTGAACTGCTGCTCATGGCGGCAAAGCAGGGGCTGAAAGATACCGATGCATACAACGCATGGATGCAGGACTACCTCGGAAAGAGCAAGGAATATGAGATCGCAAAGGCGACGCTGGAGCGGGAGGTCATCATCCCCAAAATCGGCGACGCTGTGGTAGACTGGACGCTTGACTTTTCTACCGCCACGGTGACGGTGATGCCGCGGGTGCAAAGCGATGGTTAGACCGCAGGAAAGCTTCACGGAGATGCTGGCGCGGTTGTTCCCTATGCCCGGTATTGAGCTTGGCATCAACTCACCGCACTCCAAGTGCATCACGTTTCAAGTGACGGAGGACTGCAACCTGCGGTGCAGCTATTGCTATCAGGGCTGCAAGACGCATCGTAAGATGTCGTTTGAAACGGCAAAAGCAGCAGTCGATATGCTGCTTGCCGCAGACGCGCGGACGAACCGCTATATCACATCGACAGAGGTTGCCGGGGTGGTGCTGGATTTTATCGGCGGTGAGCCGCTTCTGGAAGTTGAGCTTGTCGATCAGATTTTAGACTACTTTGTGGCGCAGACCTTCCGCCTGCATCACCCGTGGGCGACGCGATGGAAAGCGTCGATGTCCACAAACGGCACGCTGTACTTCCGATCGGAAGTGCAGCGATTTTTGGAGAAGTGGGCAGCCCATGTGTCGCTCTCTATTTCGATAGACGGCGACAAACAACTCCACGATTCTTGCCGGGTCTTTTCTGATGGTTCGGGCAGCTACGATCTTGCCATCGCTGCGGCAAAGGACTACATGGCGAAGGGGTATCCCCTCGGCTCGAAAATGACCATCGCGCCGGGGAACGTCAACTATCTGTATCATGCTGTGATTGGTCTTCTGGGTGCGGGGTATCAGGCAATCAACCTGAACTGTGTGTACGAAAAGGGCTGGACGCTCGACCATGCAGCAACGCTCTACACGCAGCTCAAACAGCTTGCCGATTTCGCCCTGACGCTCGATGAGCAGCCGTATCTGTCCATCTTCGCAGAGAACATCGGTCACCCGATGCGGGAAGATGACAATCAGAACTGGTGCGGTGGGACGGGGCTGATGCTTGCAGTGGACTGCAACGGCGTCTTCTTCCCATGCCTGCGCTACATGGGAACGTCTCTCGGCAGCGACCAGAAGCCCTATGCCATTGGTGATCTGGAACACGGCATCAACGTTCTGCCGGAGCATAGGGTGCGCGTTGCAGAAATGGCAGCGGTCACGCGCCGCAGCCAGTCCACAGACGAGTGCTTCAACTGCCCGATCGCGTCCGGCTGCTCTTGGTGCAGCGCGTACAACTACCAATGCACAGGAACACCCGATCAGCGCGTGACGTACATCTGCCCGATGCACAAAGCACGGGTGCTGGCGAATGCCTACTACTGGAACAAGCTGCACCGCAAGCAGGGCGATAGGACACGGTATCGGCTGGATATTCCCGACGCTTGGGCGCTTGAGATCATCTCAGATGCAGAGCTGGAAATGCTCAAATCTCTATCCAAGGAGGGCTGATTATGGCATATATCGAGGCTGAACGCTTCGCGGCTCTGAAAGCGCGTGTCAAGGCAGAGTGTTTGCGGCGCTGCCATACCGGCTCTGTCGCGGAGTATGGCGGTGAGAAATACGAATACACAAACAATCCGGCAGAAGATCACACGGTCGATGTGGAGCACTACGAAAAGCTGGCGCTTCCGCTGTCGAAGATTCACAGCGAAAAGGTGCCGAGCCTCGACGGTCGCAGAATCGTGTTCGATGAGGACATCACCGGCTTTGAAGCAGCTCTGACGCTCTTTGAAACACGCCCCATGACGGACAAGACGCGGGGTGACTGCGAAACGTCCTGCACGGGTGCTTGCTATACCGGCTGCTCTGGTGACTGCACGGGCGGCTGTGAAACAACCTGCTCCGGCGAATGCCAGGGCTCTTGTACCGGGTGTGGAAGCGGCTGCGCGAATACCTGCGAGGGTTCCTGCACGGGCGGATGTTACGGCTGCGGCGGAAACTGCAAGGGCGGCTGCTCCGGTTCGTGTGACGGAAGCTGCTCCGGCTGTTCCGGCGGCTGTTCCGGAAGCTGCTCAAGCTTGTGTTCTGGCGGCTGCAAAACGTCCTGCACAGTGACCTGCGGCGATGCTGGGTGCGTCGGCTCATGCCTCGGTCTTTGCTCTTCCGGCTGCACGACCTCGTGCCAAACGTCCTGCGGCTACTGCGGAACGAACTGCACAAACGTATCGAAGTAAGGAGGTAGCCCATTGGAAATTGCAAGCAACTTTGAAATCGCCGCGGCAAATCTCGCAATCGCCTTGCAGACGGACACGGTTTCCGCTGAACAGCGAAGCGAGCTGCGCACGGCAATCGGCGGCGATATTGACAAGCTGATCGATGCGCTGAATATGATCATCGTCTGCTATAACAAGCGAATGTACGCTGACGAGATCACGCCGGAAAAGGCGGCGCGGTGCGTCAAGGCGGAGTACGCTGCCGTCGGGCTTTCCAATGTAATCGCGTATGATTTTTTTGCCGCCGCAATAGACTTGTTCTTTGCGCGGAAGTCTTTGACCGCGCTTTCGACTGATGAAAAAATCGCGCGGGTGAAAGAAATCTTTGAACAGAATGAGCGTTGCGGCTGTGAGCGCGTGAAAGATGCGCTGTTCATCTATTGTCTGCGGCTGCTGTCGCACATGGGGGTTGTCACAGCGGATCTCTCGTTCACAAACTGTGTCATGCGCGAGATCAACGCCATCACAGAAGACCGAAAGAACGCCGCCACCATGCCGCAGGCGCTCATCACGGAATTGTAAGAGGAAGAGGTGATCGTATGGCAGTAGAAAACGTAAATTCCAAGCCGATTGCCGCTTCTGCGGCGATTGTTGACTTCATCCTCGCGTCGATTGGCGGCAAGGTGCGCCGCGTTCCAATCTCCACGCTTGCTGAAACGCTCACCGACGCCGAAGTTGCGCTGATCAGCGCCGCTGCCTCCGCGCTGGTGTCTGCTGCGGGCAAAGCCTGTTATATCGGCACAAATGAAAACTGGTACGTGTGGGATGGCGCACAGGGCGCGTTCGTCGATTCGGGGTATCCATCGCGCGGCACACAGGGCGAAGCCGGCGTAATCTTTACGCCGCACGTGACCGAAGCCGGTATTCTGAGCTGGACGAACGACGGCGGTCTTCCGAACCCAGAACCGGTCAGCCTGCTCGGCCCTGCGGGCGGCGTGACTTCGTTCAATAGCCGTTCCGGTGCGGTCGTCCCGGAAAACGGTGACTATACCGCAGAGATGGTCGGAGCGGAAGAAAAAGACGCCGTCAAGAATCACAACGAGTCCGAGACCGCGCACAAAGATCTGTTCAATGCGAAACTGAATAAGGACGGCGACGGCGGCACTCTGAAACCTACCTTCACGCAGTCCGCAACGAGAACGCAGCTTGAATCCGGTCTGGAAATGAAAGTCCTTCTTGGACGCATTATGAAGTGGCTGGCCGACCTCGGCTCTGCGGCGTTCAAAGACAGCGGAAATTTTGAATCCGCAGGTGCTGGTGCCACAGCGGTTTCCGCGCACAATACCGCCGCGCAGGCCCACGCGGATCTGTTTTCCAAGAAAAGCGGCAAGGCTGTTTCGTTCACGCTGTCGCTGCCGGTCAACGGCTGGGCGGATCTTGCGCAGACGTTGGAAGACGCACGGTTTCTGGAATCCGGTTATGCCTACATTGTAACGCCGGTTTCCGCAAGCCTTACGGCGTGGGGCGACGCTGGCGTGAAAGTGGGAGACATCACCGAGAACGGAAAAATGCCGTTCACCTGCACCGATACGCCGACAAGCGCAATCTCGGTAAACATTCTCAGAGCGGAGGTCTCACAATGAGCAAGGTATTTCAGATGATCGGCGGGAGCGGTGGCGGTATCAAGCTCGCGTCTATTGAGATCACAACGCCACCCACAAAGACCGCATACAAGGCTGGTGAGCCGTTTTCTATGGCGGGCATGGTGGTCAAAGCGACATATTCCAACGGCGCCACGCTGATTGCAACAGGCGTATCGGTCGAGCCAAGCGGCGGTCTGGAAGCAGGTCGCACCAGCGTCACCATCCGATACACGGAGGGCGGCGTATCCTGCACCGCAACACAGGCAATCACAGTCACCAAGACGAACGTGTCCGTGCCGAGCCAGAGCGGAAGCCTGACCTATTCGGGCGGCTCGCAAAGCCCGGCATGGTACAACTACGATACGACGAAAATGATGCTCGGCGGCACGACCAGCGGCACGAACGCCGGCAATTACAGCGCGAAGTTTACGCTGAAAGACACAGCCCTCTATCAGTGGGCAGACGGCTCGACCGCGCCGAAAACCGTATCGTGGAAGATCGGCAAGGCAGATGGCTCACTGACACTCAGCAAGACCTCGATCAAGCTGGAAGACGGAAAGCTGACAGATTCTTTCACGGTCACACGGCTTGGTACAGGAACAATCACAGCCGTGTCCAACCGCCCCGACATTGCCAGTGTTTCCATTTCGGGAAATGTTGTGACCGTCCACAGCGTCGATGAAAACTCCGGCACGGTTACGATCACGGTTTCCGTTGCCAGCGACACGAACTACAACGCGCCGGCAAGCAAGACCTGCACGGTGTCATGCGTATTCGTGACGATCTTCGGCGTCTGCTGGACGTACAGCAATTCCTCACCGGCTCTTTCCCGCCTGACGCCGAGCAACGACCCGAACGGCTATGTCAATGCCGCCGTGTCCTCGGAGCCGAGTGCTGCCGTCGGCACAGGCGCTGGCAGCTCTCCGTTCGACGCATTCATGCCGTGGCAAGGCATGGAGGAATACAACATCATCAACGGCGCAGTGTCGTACAAGAAAGGTCAGTCCGGATTCTCCCGGACGTCCTACGATACGATGGTCTTTATCCCGGAATTCTATTACAAGATCGTCTATGACAGCGCCAACAGCAAAATCTATTACTACGTCGCAAACGCATCGTTCACCGGCTTTGCCAAGCACCCCGGTTCCGGTCGCTATATTGGACGATACAATACGATCTCCGGCTATGCCTCCAAATCTGGTGCAAATCCGCTGACGAGCATGACGCGCGCCACAGCCCGCACAAACTCCCGAAACAAGGGCAGCAAGTGGCAGCAGTACGATTATGCGTCGTGGTGCGCGGTCTGGCTGCTCTACCTCGTTGAGTTCGCAAGCTGGGATAGTCAGAGCAAAATCGGTCAAGGCATCTGCGGAAACGCTTCGCTGCAAAAGACTGGCACGACAGACGGCATGACTTACCACACCGGCACGGCGGCTTCCTCTCGGACCTCCGCAGGCGGCGTGCAGTATCGCGGCATTGAAAACCCGTGGGGCAATGTTTACGACTGGATTGACGGCATCAATTTCAGCAACCGTGCGGCTTATATCTGCACCGATCCGTCGAAGTACGCAGACGATACGTCCACCAACTACACGGCGGCTGGACTCAGCCTGCCGAGCGGCGGTAATATCAAAACGCTCGGAAACTGCACGGCCCTCCCATGGGCATTTATTCCGACGGGAAACGGCGGTAGCGGAACGACCTACGTCCCCGACTACGTGGCCTCGTATTCTGGCTGGTGCGTTCTCTGCGTCGGCGGCTGCTATGGTTCTGACGCTGCGGATTGCGGCCTGTTCTTCTTCGGTGGCTACTACAATTCGTCCAGCGCGGACTCGGGCATCGGCGCCCGCCTCCTTTACGTCCCCTAATGGGGGACCGGGGGCCGCAGCCCCCGCGGGCTTCCGTTTCCAGAGCGGCGCGTCTTATGCTCTGGCGCGGCAGCGCCATTCCCTATATATCCGCGCGAAGCGCGGCGCGTATATTTTTTCAAAATAACGTATTTCGTTATTTTCTTCCGTTTTCAGATCTTCCCGACGCATAGGCAGTATAATTTTCGGCGGGATTATCTGCGCAGCTTGTGCGGTGCTTTTGGGCTTCCCGTGGCCTCGAATTCTGGCTGGTGCGTTCTCTGCGTCGGCGGCTACTATGGTAATGACGCTGCGAATTGCGGCCTGTTCTTCTTCAATGGCAACTACAATTCGTCCAACGCGGACTCGGGCATCGGCGCCCGCCTACTTGTTTGTATGCTCCATTTCTTTGCGCAGATTCTCCCTCACCGCTTGGTGGAAATATTGCCACTACAGGACGGGCTTTAGTACGGCCGCAAGGTATCTGGAAAGACCCCGATGGCAAACAAGGAGCGAGGCATATGCCAAAAAGAAAAGGATTCCTGTATGAATGGATGTGCGACAAAGAGCACATACATGCTGCTATTGTGTTTGGTGCAAAGGGTAAGCACAATCGGCACGACGTAAAACGGGTGCTGGCTGATGTGGATGGCTGCACGGACCGCGTCTATGATCTTCTGCAAACGCAGACCTTTGCTCCGTCGCAGCCGAGAAAGCGCCAGATCTACGACGCCAGCAGCCGGAAGTGGCGGACGATTGAATACGTTCCGTTCTTCCCGGACGGCATCATCCACACCCTGATGGTCATGGCTGCAGAGCCGACCTTTCGGCGTGGAATGAATCACTGGTGCTGCGCGTCGGTACCGGGACGCGGCGGGAAGCACGCGCTTCGGCACTGTAAGCGCGTCATTCACCACGACAAAAAAGGAAGCCGGTACGTCTGCAAAATGGATGTTCACCACTTCTACCATTCTGTTGACCGCCGGAAGCTGATCTGGATGCTGGCGCATAAGATCAAGGACAAGAAGTATCTGAAGCTGACGTGGGAGATCCTGCAAACCTGCGAACAAGGGCTTGCTATTGGCTTTTTCATCTGCCAGTGGCTTGCGAACTTCTATCTGGAATCGCTCGACCGTTACATCACGACGCTCGACGGCGTGAAGCACAGTGCACGGTACATGGATGATATTGTTCTCTTTGGTCCGAACAAAAAGAAGCTGCACCGTGCGCGGAAAGCGATTGCCGAGTATCTGCACAAGCGCCTGCGGCTGCAGATGAAAGGTAACTGGCAGGTGTTCCCCTTAAAAGCACGGCCGCTGGATTATGTCGGATACCGCTTTTACCGAGATCACACGACTATGCGGCGGAAGAATTTCCTGCGTTTCACGCGCCAGTGCCGCAAGGTGCGCAAGAAGATCGAGCGTCACCAGCGGATCGCGTATCGGACGGCATCGGGGCTTTTGAGCCGGATCGGCCAGCTCAAGCATTGCAATTCCGCTGCGGCGCGGAAAAAGTATGTTGACCCCATCGGGGTACGAATCTTGAAGGAGGTTGTGCGAAATGAAAGTAAGAGGCGACAATGCGCCGGCAAATGCGTTTTCGCTGGAGGAGCAGCCTGACAAACCCGGCTACTGCCTTGTGCGGTTCTATGAGAACGTAGCTCCGTTCTCGGAAACGCAGGGCGAGCTGACGATCTCCGGCTTCGAGTACGATGAGTATTATCTGGAACTGCCATTCTATGACGGGATCTATGATGATATTCTCGGCAGCTTCGACGGCTATTTCGCGCAGGCGAAGCTGGCCGAAGCCGAAAAGGAGACCATTCCGAAACTGAAACAGCAGGTAAGCGACCTGCAAAGCGTCAATGAAGGACTGTCCGCACAGATCACGCAGGCGCAGCTTGCGCTCTGTGACGTCTATGAGCTTGTGATCGGAGGTTGATGGATATGGCGAAAGTGTATGCAGAGCTGATTCGAAAGGGGCTGAAAACACTTGATGATGTGCCGGAACGACTGCGCGAGGAAGTCCGGCGTATCCTTGAAGAAGATGAGGTCGAGGGCGTATGAAGCGCCTTCGACTTTTTCTTTTGACTATTCTGTGTGGAAAGGAGGTCGCTGATATGGCAATCGTGTATGCGACGTTGATCGTCAAGGGCAAAAAGACGCTCGACCAGGTGCCGGCTCTCATCAAGCCGCAGGTCGAGGAAATCCTGAAGGATCTCGAAGTAGAGATCTGACACGCAGCAGGAGGGGCGGCACGGTCTGCCTCTCCTGCATTTTGCAAGTAGAGGTGAAAGTGATTATGACAATCAACGCTGGTGAGTTTCTGATCGCGTTTGTCGCGGCTATGGGGATTCCGTCCGCCATCATGGGCTTTATCGTCTGGAAACTGGAACGGAAAATTGCGGCGCGTGATAAGCGCGCCGAAGAGCAGGATGAAGCGCAGAAAGACTTCTTTCTGCTCATGGTGCAGAGTACAGGCGCAGCAATCGCGCTCGGCGAAGCAACCGCCAAGGCAGTACAGCGCATTCCAGACGCAAACTGCAACGGCGATATGCACGATGCTCTGAACTACGCAGCCAACATCAAGCATAAGCAGAAGGATTTTTTGACAAAGCAGGGTATTCACGCCCTGTATGACTAAGGAGGAACACGATTCATGGAATACAACATTACCACCATCATTCAGGCGGTATTTGCGCTGATCGCAGCAGTCATTACCGTCATTGTCATTCCGTACATCAAGAGCAAGACCACAGCCCAGCAGCAGACCGATATTGAAGGCTGGGTGAGAGTCGCTGTTTCTGCCGCAGAGCAGCTTTATAAGGGCTCTGGTCGCGGAGATGAGAAGAAAGCATTTGTGCTTGACTGGCTCAAAAAGCGTCACATCGCTGTTGACGAAGCAAAGCTGGACGCTATGATCGAGGCTGCTGTGTATTGGCTGAATCACAGTTTCCTCACCGCCGGTGAGCTTTTGACCTCCGGGGGCGACGAAACATGAGCGTACGCATCGGGCAGGCGTCGCTCGGCGAAACCGGCGCGCATGGGCAGAAACCCGGCAATCAGACCGGTCGCGAATTAAACTTCGCGTATTGGTACTCTGGAAGCTGGCTCGGCGTTCTCCGGTTCAAGGACCGCAGGAAAGCCGAGCTAGCCGCGCAGGCGTGCGAAGCTGGTGTCGGCAACAAGAACATCGGGTACGATCAGGACGGTCGCAACACAGCCTACGTCGCTGCGGAAGCGGTAGACTTCATTCTGAGCAAGATCGCAAAGCCCGTAGAAACGGACTGCAGCGCATTTATGATGCTCTGCGCAATTTCCGCTGGTGTCGACGCCCTGAAAGAAACCTACCGCAAGCAGGGCAATTCCTGCACGACCTACTGCATGATGCGCTGCTTCCCTGCTACGGGAGAATTTGAATTGCTGACTGACCGGAAGTACCTGACATCTGACGCCTACCTGCGCCGGGGCGATATTCTGGTATCGTCCGGGCATACGGTCATGGTGTTGGAAAACGGAGAAAAGGAGGACGACGATATGGACAAAGCAACCTTCACAGAGCTTTTCCGCGAAATGCGGAAAGATCTTCAGGACAATGACTGCAGCGATTGGAGCGAAGCTGCTCGCCAGTGGGCAGTCAACAACGGCATCGTGCAGGGCGGCGCACCGCTGCCCGACGGCTCCGCGAACTTCATGTGGCAGGACATGATGACGCGCGAGCAGCTCGTCACGGTTCTTTACCGCTTCGCGCAGAAGCTCGGCATGATCTGATGGCTCAGAAAAAGCGCAGGAGAAAGAAGCTGGACACGAGCAAACTCGTCTGCTTCCTGCTGGTCGGGTCTGGCTTGCTTATCACGCAGGAATGTATTTACCTGATGCGCCTGTGCATCAAGTCCAACTATATGGCTTCTGCCGCTTGGTTGACAGCCGCGCTCAGTCTGGCGCAGGTTATCATCATCACGGGCGGCAAGTGCTATTTTGAGCTGGTCAAGTCCGACCACAAGCGTGGCGGCATCACGTTTGAAGCCGCCAAGGCAAACGGCTTTCAGGAGCAGGACGCATCGGACAACGTGGACAGCGCCTTTATCTGAACACATGAACAAACCCCTCGCATGGCAGAAGTGTCATGTGAGGGGTTTTCTTTTTTGCGCGGCTCTGGCGGCTCGCTACGCCGTTTTTATATCTGCCCATTGATTCTCTCGTCGCTTTGCGCTGCCTAAACTTGCAAGTCCAGCAGCGACGCGACAGAGGCGCTTACTTCGTGCTATACGCTTTCGGTGTTATCTGAATCACAATCTCGTCACGTTTCAATGTCACGAAATTTATCTTCGCTTCGAGCGTTCCCGGCATGGACGCGGCTGGCAGCATATACAGGCTGGCAAAATGCCCGATCGTCAATGGTCCGGCTTTCACCACAACCGGAATCTCATCACTGGCTGCTCCAATCTGATTACAGAAGTCGAGGACGGTAATTTTTTTCATGCTCAACAATCCTCCTCAATACATTCGTCCGCTTCGGTGTAGTATTCTCCGTCGTAGCCTTTTCCCATAACCTTGTCGTAGCAATCGAAGCAGACCAACCGGTAAGTAATGCCGTGGCAGTCTCGTGTAAAAGTCATGTCCTCTCGCAGAAACTCACCCTTGCAGACAGGGCATTCGATCTTCCGCGCTTTCTCCCACCCGGCGTCTTCCAGATCGTCGAGGCCGTTCCAGACATCCTCCATGACGATCTGCTTTTTCTTATCGACGATCAGACACGCAGCTTCGTCGCCGAACTTTCTGCTTTCGAGTAGAAACAGGTGCGCGGTAAGTGTCTGTGGCTCGCCGTTCACGTCCGGGGTAATCTGAAAATCACCCTCGTCAATGATGTACCACGTTCCCTCGTGGCCATCAATCTTAATATTGTCGCTAATCCAACTCAGCATGTGCCATCGTTCCGGTTCTCTCACGATTGCCCACGTGCTGAGCGAATCCTGCTTATGCGCGAAATCTTCGATGGCCTCAACCGTTCCGCAAGTATCGCAGATGTAGCAGCCGACACGGCGGCTGAGGGCATTGCGCGTGACACTCTCTGCGTCCATTGTCATCTTCCCGCAGCGGGGACACGCGAAGTGTCCGCTCTGCTTCTTGGCAAATTCGGCAATGAGAATCCGCGCCAGCGTTTCCTCGTTTGGTTCGATACTTTCGACTTCCCATGCCTCGCGGCTGTCGGCTTTGGCTTTTTCTCGTGCCTGCTGCTGATCCACTGCGAACACGGCGGCGGTGATCCGCTGGCCGTTGTCACGATTGCGATAAGTGACTGTCCAAGATTTGTTCTCCATGACGGCTCCTTTCACTCGATAGCAGCTTCGATGCTGCTGATGACTTCTTCCAGACTGTCTACGGCGCTGGAAAGATTGTCGCAGGCTTCATCGGCCTTTTCATAGCGTTCGCTTTCCTGCATATTCTCCGGGATGTTGTCTCGGTATTCTTCTTCCTCGGCCTGAAGATCTTCGAGACTGCCTTTCAGCTCCTCCAGCCGGTCGATGATGGCCTGCAAATTTTTACGGCGGATTTTATTCATGATTTACCCTTTCAGCCCTCGTAACCTCCGGGGCGGGACTCTATTATGTCAGCTTGAATACCGTGTAGCAGTAATTTCCGTCTCCGTCGAGGACAGTTTCGGCCGTGCAAAGGTGCGAAAGCGCGATGCTCATCGGCGATCCGTAAGTTCCACGTTCCCACAGCCCAGCGCGTTCTGCCATGTTCCAGAAACAGCCGACCTCAATTCCGCCGCCGGGAAATGGATGATGCTTTGTGAACCGCGCCCGGATGAAGTTTTCACACCACTCGACTTTTACGTTTTTCATTTGGTTTCCTCCTTGCCCTTATGCGTTCTGTGGCTGGATGTCATACGCTTCAGCTCTTTCGACTTCGCCGCCGATTCTCCAAGAGTACCCTTTACCGGTGGCTGCGATGCAGAAAGCAACGTCTGTGACGATCTCGCCGTTGTCTCCGCCCTCCATAGGGATGATGTTCTTTAGGGCGGGTGCAAAGCCGACGGTCTTTTTCAT